TGTGAATTCATTTTTTTTTTTAACTTCCATAGATTTATTTATAAAAAAGCACCCCATGCAAGGAGTGCTGTGACGGTTTAGAAGGTGGTCTGAAGGGACAGTCAGGACATCCTGCCCCACAACATCCATTAGATTTTTTCAAGATTTTCAACCAGTGTTTTGAGTTCTTGTAGGGTGGCATCGGACTTAATCCAATTTGCCCGTGATGATACTACCCATATATTATCTGGAGTATATCCTTCACCAGGAACTTTTTGGTCTAAGCTTGGATTTCTTGGGTCTCTCTTATTATTTGTAGATACTAATGGTATTCCAAGTAGAGGACAAGTTTCTGGTATTATAATGTCTTCTATAGAAATTGTAAAGGGTATTCCTTTTTTCTTTGCTCTGTGTTGGGCATTGTGATACATCTTATATCTACGATCGTCTTGTTTACGAGTTCCAGGTTCTTTCCTACTTCTTGGATTATTAGGAGAAACTTCTCTCAATCTTTCCAATCTCAAACATCCACAAGAAATTATTTTTCCAGATACAATATCGTGCCTTCTTGTTTTGGTGGTCTTTCCTCCACAAGAACAAGAACATTCACATAGAACATATTTTTTACAATGGGATTGATACTCCTTTTCAATCGTCAATCTATTAAAAGTTTGCCCAACTCTACTTTTCCTTACCATACCTTCATTCATAACTATTATTATTTATACATTTTAGTTTTTCTAAACGAAGGTATTATAGCATAAAAAAGAGACCCGAAGGTCTCTTGAATTACCGCAGGGTAATGTATTTTTATCACAAAGCATTGCCTCGTGGTAATACTTCCTCTGGCAGCACAAATCGCTCATGTGGTTGGTCTACTGGTGCCATCCAAGCACGAATGCCTTCGTTGAGCAGTATATTTTTTGAATAAAAGGTCTCAAATTCCGGATCTTCTGCTGCACGAATCTCCTGACTTACGAAATCATAAGCACGAAGGTTAAGAGCAAGACCGATAATACCAATGGATGAGGTCCAAAGACCCATAACAGGAACAAAGAGCATAAAGAAATGAAGCCACCTCTTGTTACTAAAAGCGATGCCGAAGATCTGGGACCAAAATCTATTCGCCGTAACCATCGAATAAGTCTCTTCCTCTTGGGTAGAGTCGAATGCCTTGAAAGTATTTGCTTGCTCACCATCTTCATACAAGGTATTCTCTACTGTAACACCATGAATTGCAGAAAGCAAGGCTCCTCCCAAGATACCTGCAACACCCATCATGTGGAAGGGGTTGAGTGTCCAGTTATGGAAACCTTGGAGGAACAAGAGGAAACGGAAGATCGCCGCGACGCCAAACGAGGGGGCAAAGAACCAACTAGATTGCCCGAGAGGGTAGATAAGGAAAACGCTGACAAAGACAGCAATCGGACCAGAGAACGCAATAGCATTGTACGGGCGGATACCTACAAGACGGGCAATCTCAAATTGCCTAAGCATGAAACCTATGAGAGCAAAGGCTCCGTGGAGCGCCACAAAATTCCAGAGTCCCCCAAGTTGGAGCCAACGCTGGAAATCTCCCTGAGACTCAGGACCCCAAAGTAGAAGAAGAGAATGACCCATAGCATCAGCAGGCGTTGACACAGCCGCTGTGAGAAAATTAGCACCTTCAAGGTAGGAAGACGCCAATCCGTGGGTATACCAGCTTGTAACAAACGTTGTGCCAGTAAGCCAGCCACCAATTGCCAGATAAGCAGTGGGAAAAAGAAGTAATCCAGACCAACCCACAAAGACAAAGCGGTCGCGTTTAAGCCAGTCATCCAGGACATCAAACCATCCTCTCTGTGAAATGGGCGGTGAAAGAGTTGAAGAAGCCATAACCTCCAATCGTATTTCTCATATTTAGTTTACATAAATTTACAAAACATGTCAATAGGAAATTATACTTGGTGAACATTACAGAAACAAAAATAATAAGTTAAGGATTTCATGTTTTCCAAGGGTCGGAATTATGCACACAGGATTTTGGATGTGCCCAATCTTCTTCACGCACTTGTAATTCTAACTTTAGTTTTTCGTTTTCAACCTCAAGCACAAAGATTCTATCTTTGAGTTTTTCAATCTCTACCTTTAAATTCTTCATAGCATTTCCGAAAATAAACATCGACTTTTCTAAGATCATCTAAATGAATATCACAAATATAATTATGATCATCACACCATTCTAATGCCAGATAATGAAAGTCTTCATCCCCTACAACCTTCTTAATCCCATAAGAACGAACAAATGAAGACATTATAAAGTTCCAGCATTGTTGATTAGTGCGCTGTTCCATTTCCATCATAGTCGTCCGAGTCGTAGTAATTATTTTCACCTTTTCGTAACCCGAAGTATATCGTGGCCAATACAAATGGTATTGCCACCCACTTGAGTGCTTCACCTAACATCGTGACCACCAAACATTGCTCTCATACCATTCAAGACTTTGTTTGCAAATCGTCCAAGTCTTCTGGACTCGAATCTTGAGTAGAGAGCAGAAGTAATAACAGGGGCTGGAACACCGAGATCCACAGCAGCGTGAACAGTCCAACGACCCTCACCACTGTCTGATACTCCACCATCGAATTTGCTAAGCTCTCTATCGCTCCGTAGAACATCAGCGGTAAGATCAAGTAACCAAGAACCAACCACGCTACCACGACGCCAAAGCTCAGCCACTTCAGCAACATTAATGTCGTAGCAATAGTCTTCTGGATTGTCCATTGGAGCAACTTCAGCATCACCTGCAGCAACGTATGCTGACCCAGTATTTGCTTCATGCAGGATATTAAATCCTTCTGCATATGCTTGCATGATTCCGTATTCGATTCCATTGTGAACCATCTTTACAAAGTGACCAGCGCCTGGACCACCACAGTGCAACCAACCTAATTCAGACTGCCTAACATAGTCATTAGGTTGTGTACGTTCGGCGGTAGAGATACCTGGTGAGAGGGCATTGAAAATTGGCGCACAAGAGGCGACTGCAGTATCTCCGCCCCCAACCATAAGACAGTATCCACGCTCCAGACCATAAACACCACCACTAGTACCACAGTCAATATACGCGATGCCAAGTTTAGATAACCGTTCTGCCCTGCGTCTAGAGTCTTTAAAATTGGAATTGCCATGATCAATAATAATGTCGCCTTCACGACAATATCGTAGTAAGTCATTAATGGTATCCTCTACGGTTTCTGCTGGCACAACCATCATAAACACTCCTGGTTTTCTGTCAGAAATGTTTTTATGACTATGAATCATTTGAACAAGGCTTTCCAGAGAAGTGGTAACTCCACTAATATAACCTTTTTCATATTGTTCACAAGCCTTTTCATAGTTGTTTCTATAACCCCACACTTCGTGTCCGTGTTTGATAAGACGGCGAGACATACCCTCGCCCATCCTACCAAGCCCTATAATACCTACTTTCATTGACAACCTTTTAGAGTTTTGATTCTACTGATTTCCAGTCATTATCAAAAATTTCAAGACCTTTATCAGTTAAAATATGATTATACATCTGTTCAAAAACCTTTGGTGGCATTGTAACGATTTGTGCTCCATTATACCAAGACCTCAATGCTCTATGAACACTACGAATTGATGCTGACAAGACTTGAGTTTGAATTCCATGAATGCGATAGATATCAGCAATACCACGAACGACTTCAAGACCAGCAACTTGCTGATCATCAAGTCTTCCAACAAAAGGAGAAACATATGTTGCCCCCGCTTTAGCAGCAAGAACTGCTTGCGCCATGCTGAAGATAAGTGTGACGTTGGTGCGAATACCTCTTTCAGAAAGGAATTTACAAACTTTCAGACCATCTTTAGTCATAGGAAGTTTGATAGTAGCGATGTCACCAAACTTTTCAGAAAGTCTAAGACCTTCTGCAGCCATTTGATCAGCATCGCCAACAACTTCCATGCTGAGGTCTTTAACACCAATGCCCTTAATATATTCGTAAACCTCTTCAGGATCTCTGCCTGATTTTTTAATCAAAGTTGGATTAGTTGTTACTCCATCAATCAATCCAGTATCAAAATAATCTTTAATTGCCCAGTGGTCGGCGGTGTCTAAAAAAATCTTCATCATTCAACGTGTACAGTACCAATCATACCCGCACCCTTATGGGGGGCGCACCAATATGTATAATCACCTGCTTCAGGGAAGGTGACATCAAACTCCTCACCAGGCATCATTGCTAATGCCTCATGAGAGATTTCAGGATGGTCTTCTACCACAACATTATGTGGGGGAAGCATATTATTCACAAAGTGAACAGACTCTCCTGCTGATATTGTAACCTCTGCTGGGTCAAAAATCAAGTCTCCATTTGAACCCATTTGAACATCCACTGCCCATGCTGGTGCAGCTAGAAAAAGTGTAGCAAGAAGTGCGAAAAAGAACTTCATATAAGTCATGCGACTACATTATCTATGGCAACTTACGTCCTATGTAACGAGGATTTGTCTTGACTTCCTCACTTATCATCTCACCAAAATCATCACAACATTGACACCATTGTTGCCTTGCAATTTTAGATTTTTGCACATCTTTCATCTCATACTTCCAGTACCACCATTCATAATACAATTCCTTACATTCATCAGATTTTTTTTGAAGATGTGGTTCCCTATACATTAGGAACCTGCCCAGTAGATTACTACACTATTTATTTTTCCATTCCCACATACCTTTACATTCAATTCCCATTCTCATCATCTTTACAAGAGCCTCTTGTGCTGATTCCATTTGAAAGAATGTTGCTACTTTATCTTCACCATTAAGAACATATCCAACACAATAGAATCCATACTTCAGCGGGTCTAGAACTTTTGCCATAAGTTGCCATCGAACTTTTTTATTATAGCATAAAAAAAGGACCTCACTTGGAGGTCCCTTCTTTTTTCTTATTCTGTTTTTGTGGTCTGTATATTTGAGGCCAAGTATCACGGATGATCTCGGCCAGTTTGTATGGTGTATCGGAAGATATCAACCGATGCTAGGAGCGGTGAGTGCAACAGGAGTGGACTCAGCAGCAGCAAGATCCAGAGGGAAATTGTGTGCGTTCCTCTCGTGCATTACTTCCATACCCAAACCAGCACGGTTGAGAACGTCTGCCCAAGTGTTGAGCACATGTCCTTGATTATCCATGATGGACTGGTTGAAGTTGAAACCGTTCAGGTTGAATGCCATGGTGCTAACACCAAGTGCGGTGAACCAGATACCGATAACAGGCCAAGCAGCGAGGAAGAAGTGGAGCGAACGGGAGTTGTTGAACGAGGCATATTGGAAGATCAGACGACCAAAGTAACCGTGTGCAGCAACGATGTTATAGGTCTCTTCTTCTTGACCAAACTTGTAACCATAGTTCTGGGACTCGTTTTCGGTGGTTTCACGAACCAGCGAAGAAGTAACCAGAGAGCCGTGCATTGCACTGAACAGAGAACCACCGAAGACACCTGCGACGCCCAGCATGTGGAAGGGGTGCATCAGGATGTTGTGCTCTGCTTGGAAAACAAGCATGTAGTTGAAGGTGCCACTGATACCGAGAGGCATTGCGTCAGAGAAAGAACCCTGACCGAAAGGATAGACAAGGAAAACTGCGGATGCTGCTGCAACAGGAGCAGAGTAAGCAACACAGATCCAAGGACGCATACCTAGGCGGTAAGACAGTTCCCACTCACGACCCATGTAAGCATAGATGCCGATAAGGAAGTGGAAGACTACGAGTTGGAAAGGACCACCGTTGTAAAGCCATTCATCCAGAGATGCAGCTTCCCAAATGGGGTAGAAGTGAAGACCAATTGCGTTTGAAGAAGGGACAACAGCACCAGAAATGATGTTGTTACCATACATGAGTGAACCAGCAACGGGTTCACGGATGCCATCAATGTCCACAGGGGGAGCACCGATAAAGGCGATGATGAAACAAGTAGTAGCAGCAAGCAGGCAAGGAATCATCAGGACTCCGAACCAACCAACATACAGACGGTTATCTGTGCTGGTGACCCACTGACAAAATTGTTCCCAAGTATTCGATTGTTGTTGACGTGAAAGAGTAGCGTTAGCCATTTGTTTGTACGAAAAGTAAGACCATCAGGGAAATGGTGGAGTTACTATTTCCCAAGACCCCTCGCCTTGGGATATGAGAGACGTGATTTATACACCCTATAGGTCTCGGTTTGGGGTGTTCGACAACGGTTAAGAAATGTTTCATTTCTGCGTCGTTGATGTATTTATATTACTACGGTTTCCCGCCCCCGTCAAGGCCCTACTTTGGTTTTTTGTCTGAAGAAGTCATATCTTCCCCTAAATCAAATCTCCAGTTAGAAAATTTCTCCGAAGAAACATCAACTTTAAAACTTTCTTTAATTTCAGTATTGCTCTTTTTAACAGACTGCTTCACCCATCTAAGTTTGGAAGTATCCTTTTTCTTTTTCTTCTTAAGATACTTACTGACAGATAACTTTTTGGTAGACCTTTCCAATTTAATTTTTCTGTCTGCCATGACATCACCAAATACTTGATGAAAATTAACAGGTTTCTTTGGATCACTATAAGTTTTTGGATCTGTAAGCGCGATAGTTTTCTTTGTTGCTTGAGTAATTTTATTAAATAATCTTTGGTTTTCTGGGAATTGAGTTTCAATATATTCATCAGCAGCTGCAAGTTGCTGATCCATTTTCCAATTCAGTTCTGCAAGTCTTGGATCATGTTTGGGATACCGTGTCTGTGCATGAATCAATTCCTCTGGATGAGCAGCAAGAAAAGCATTGATTCTATTGATTGTATCCATCATCCCAGAAATTTCACTATCCTTCAGTTTATGATTTCTAACCAAATCTTTTTTTGTAATCTTGATTACAGGCTCTCTGTCAATTGGTTTTGGTGCCAGTAAAGACTTGGAACTATATCCACCGACCATTGGTGCAGGTGGTTTCTTAGGATACTCTGGTGCAATATCATTTGGGTTAAACCAACGCTTCGCTTGATTTTTTTCAATATTAGTATGCTTTGGAGATTCCCACCCTTCAGAGAGGGTAAATGATTCTTTAATTTGCGAAGCAGGAATAACAATTCTTATATTAACTAAAGGGTCTTTTCTTCCAGGAGTGCCTGGCATAATAGCACCAATAGATTGATCAAACTTAGTAAGTATATCTTTCTCCAGTTCTTTATTACCAAGAGAAACTGTTTTTGCAAAATCTCCAGTTGTACCTCCAAAAAGAAATGGTTTTTTACCGACATCTCCACCCGCATCAAACGCATAAGTATCATCTATAACCAAATCTCCCTTTTCATTAAAATAAGGATCGGAGGTTAAGTTATTAAGTGTACCTTTAGCACCAAAATTAAAATCGGTATTAATATTATTTTGAACTGCCCGCCTAAGTTCAGGTCCAGTCATGTTGCGATTAATACCTTTGACCAATGTTTTATTGGTAGATGAAGAAAGAGTTCTTGGAACTGGATTTTCTTTAGATCCAGGAATTCCAGGTCTCAAAGTTGGTCTATCTTCACCTTGTTTTGGAGGTTTAAGACCACCATATTTCTCTGCAGTTTTAATTGCACTCTTAACATCACTAAGAACTTGCAATCCATCAGTAACTCCATTAAAAATTTTGGAACCTTCACCAGCAACTTTTTTAATAATGTTAGTCAGTCCCCGAGATTGTACCATTACTGAAGTAGTATTAGCATACCCCTGCCTCATAACATCTCCGAAAGATTTCCCACTATTAATAGCAGCTTCTCCACCACCTGCTCTATACGCAGCAAGTTGACTTGCATTTAAAACTGTATATCCACTATCAGTCTTAACTATAGCACCTCCAGGTGGAACCTTTGGAGTTTCATCTGGTCTTGGAGTTGGTGTAGGTCTTGGAGTTGGTGTAGGTCTTGGAGTTGGTGTAGGTGTAGGTGTAGGTCTTGGAGTTGGTGTAGGTTCCGAATCTCCACCAGACATTGCTTGTCTTATGTAATCATATCCTCTTTTTCCAAGATTAAGTAGATCCATAAGAAAGTTAGAAGGATCTCCTGGATAATAATTTGGATCTCCAAGATCATTTGTGCGTATGAGTATTGGTCTTGGAGGAATAGCTGGGTCTCCAGGAATAAGAGGAGAACCAGGATCCGTTTGAACTCTATTTCTCAAAAGATTGCCGTCGGCATCTGCTGGAAGCCACACTGTCCATGCATATAAAACACGATCGGCAAGTGGACTACCATCAGAACTTGAACTGCTTGTACCTGATGGATAGTATTGAGAACCTCCCTTACAAGATCCAAACAAACAATCAATCGATTGCCATTGATAAACTTGTTTTACAATTTTTCCTTCAAATGGCCAGTTACTATAAGCAGCACTAATTGCATTACCAATGTCACCATTAGGATATGCGGTAGTACCTGTACCCCTAATACCAGATCCGCCAACATAACCAATATAATTCCACCCCAACCAACCACTACGAAAAGCTACAGCACCAATTGGGAGATCATCTCCATAGTCAAGTGTTTCGCCATTATAAGTTTCGATATAACGAAGTGCAGGAACTTGTTCACCATTATAGGTAGAATATAAATTACTTGGTATTACAGGGTCATTGTCTGGATTACCATCACCCTGATCAGGCCAAGAAAAATCATCACCATTACCACTAAGTCCGCCTTCATCAACATCCACATATGTTGGGGGAACTGCAGGAGTATCTGGTGTTGCAGGCGTTCCCCCATCATCACCATAAAGAGAATAAACCATGGTTATGCTATTAGTAGGAGCTTCCGATAGCACACCAGTTTTTTCTAATTCTTTATCTAAGTTTGCAATTTTTTCATTAATAATATCAAGAGATGATTTTTTCTTTTTGTATTTTTTCTTCCAAGATCTCTTTGTCACTTCAATCTTTTAAACTTTTTATATATTTATTCTACCATATCTTTTCCTAAATACTTACAGTGTAAATACTCTAGGTTAATGAAGAAAGCGTTAATAGCTTTTGGAATGTTACTGATGACCGCAGGTGCAGCAAATGCAGGCGGACTTGTTACTAAACATGCTTCTTCAGTCCAACTGACTGTTGATGCTGCTCGCTCTACTGCTGTAAGAATTGGTGGTAGTTATTCTGCCTCTGGTTCTAACATCACGGCAGGCACGATGGGTGGCGTTTCCACTGGTGCTGGCACATACACTGTCACTACATCTGGTCAAGATTGGTCGTTGAGTGAAACATACAACGCAGCAGATAGTGTCCCTGCCGCTGCTGTTAGCACAGGTGATGTTCCTAACTTCGGTAACCTTACCTCTTATGCTGCTGGTTCTGCTGGCACACTCGCAGGTACGATTGACAGAACTCATGCTATCACGCTGACTGCTGGTGGTGCTGGTTCATCTGCTACAGGACAGTTCGTTACCGAAATCACCGTTATTGATTGATAATAAATATGACTAGATTATCAGAAGCAATCGGTCTCGGATTGGTTCTTGGTGCAATACACGGTTTGGTACAACCAGCATATTCAGTTCCGGTTGTACCAAATTTCACACAAGGCTCCATGACCAGTCATACAGAGACGACACAAAAAATTACAGAGACCATCAACTCGATGGACTATAACACAGGGTATCAATACTCTGTAACAGGTAGTGGAATTTCAGCATCAGGTAACTTATCTCCTGAAACATCCGAATCTTCATCAAACATTGAAGGAGTGACATCAAAATGGGTTGGACTCAACAGCAGACCAAACTTTACACAGACAGCACCAGGAGCAGCGTTTCAGTTCACAGAAACGTACATGGGTCCTGGTTTAAGCAATCAAACAATCATTCAAAGAGAGACAATAATAGAAAGCGTAACAGACACTACATCCATCTTCAGTCAGTAATAGGATCACTTCTTCTTGGACTTCTATCCCCGACTAATGCATTGGCTGAAACTGTCGGTGGTGTTAGTGCCACTGCTAGTCCTGTTGCTAACTCTTCAGGGAGTGTTACTAACCAGGCGATACAGGTGTTGCAGGGCCCGTATATTACGAATACATACGGCGGCGGGATCCAGTGTCAGGGTCCTACGCTAAATTTCACACCATATGTAACAGGTGCAGTATCTGCTGCCAAACCATATGAGGGTTATTATAACGATCCAGTTTATGATGTGACAGATAACTTTGGTGCTTTTGATGATGATGGAAGGCCAATTGGTGATGGTGTTTTAGACAATCCTGGTGATGTTATCTTCTATAAAAGAACCAGGACTGGACAAAAAGATAACTATAATCTGAGTGTTGGTTTCTCTGCTACTTGGAGTAGGCCATTAGATGAAAAACTACAAGACCAATGTAAACAAGCAGCAGCAACTCAAATTGCACTACAACAGCAGATTACTGCAAATAAAAGATTAGATTTTGAAATTGCCAGACTAAAAAATTGTGGAGAATTAAAACTCAAAGGAATACAATTTCACCCCAAGTCTCCTTATTATAAAGTGTGTGCAGATGTGGTAGTAAATAATCCTCCAGGACATACTCACCCACATTATCATACTATCCCTTCCGTTTCTTCTTCCTCGGGAACACAGAACGCAACTCCCGAACAGCGTGGTTCATCTGACGCTGCGCTGCTCGGCGCTCCCCTGACGACAGGACGGGAATAGGTTTCTTCCTGATCGTAGCAATCTTCTTCATCACTTTCTTAACCGTTGGTTTGACTGCTTTCAATAGCAGATCTGCCAACGGTTTTGCTAATAGTGCTGATGCTGTAGCAATCACAGCAACACCACCTACCTGAACAACCTGACCACCACTAGGCAGTCCAGCTACTATCTGTTGAGGTAGTGGGACTGCTTCTGTTATCTGGACACACTCGTTGCCTATCAGTTTATATTCAACAACCTTCTTTCGGAAACCCTCTACATATGTTCCGACAGGTTCTTTGGCATTCTGTGCTGGTGTAGGACAATCTACCTTTACTGTATTAACTGGAGGGGTTACTTCTGGTGCTTTAGGTAACTCTGGTGGTAATGGTTTATCTGGTGTATCAGTTTTTGGAACAGGAGCAGGACGAGTAATCGTCATCTGTTCAGGTTCAAAAGAAATAGGATTAAAACTGGGAATACCAGAATCACAATACGTAACCAGTCCTGCTTCGTCATCTTGACCTACAGTTTTAGATTTGTTGTTGCTCTCATGGGCTTCAACGCAACCAGGAACATCAACAATTGGTACACCAATATTTACCACTACAGGTGGTGCTAGTGGAGTTGATGTGTAATATTCGTTAGCAGTTACAACCTGTGGAATGTCAATCTCCCTAACATTGATGTTGGGAGAAGTGATGTTAGGTATCTCCATTAGTCCTCAAAGAATTTAAAAATACCAGTCCAAATAGAATGGAAGAAAACATATAGAAAGAAAGTTTCAGATGCTTCTTTCTTTACTCTCTTTTTGTAGGTTGATTGTGCCATATCTTTTAATAACGATACCCCTTATTTAACTTTGTGCCGTATCTTTTAATAACGGTATACCTTATTTAACAAAACTCATCAAATTTTAATTAATTTATATCACCACTTCGATATCTTACTGGCCAAGTTCTGTCTAGAGTAAAGGACAATAGAAATATAAATCCAAAAATAAAAATGCTAGCAATCATACTAATGTCCCATGTTGTCTACGAATTTCTCTGAGTTCCTCAAAGTTCTTCTGCTTAGTACCACCGTCGTATGCCCAGGCATATCCTTCGGTAATCATTTGTTCGTTGAGGGAGAGTTCTGCGTCACCAATGTACAACCACCCAAGTAAGCGACCATACTTACCCATGCCGCCGACAAGCTCAGTACGAATAATAAGGTCATCATCACCACTAATTGCCCCCTCTAATTTTTCTTTTAACCAATTTGTTGCATCATAACCTAATGCTTTCTCTTCTTCATCTCTTGTTCTCTTCTCAGGTGTATCAACTCCTGCAACTCTAACTCTTTCTTTCTTGTATAGATCAAACCCGAGATCAATAGTAACGTCAATAGTATCACCATCGACAACACGATTAATTTCTATAACTCGGAAGTTGTAACAACTCTTCCGACTTGGTGGGGTCATTGCTCCCATGATTTACCTCCTGTGCGTTTGCTGCAATACCAATCACAAAAGCACCAACCGCAATAACTGCAGCAGCACCCCATACCCAACGTTCTAGTTGTCTGACCCTATTCTTAAGGTCATCATTTTGTTTTTCAATACGACTTGCAAAAGAATCCAACTCACTCATTTGAGGAACTTCTTTCATACGTTCCTCTAAAGAAATAACTCTTTCTCTAAAACTTTCTACTCTACTTTCTAGAACAGCAAGTTTAGAATCCTGTTCGGCATCCTTATTCGTCAGGTCGCTCATCTTTCATTTCATTATTTGCCATACGAAGTATATATGCAACATAATACAAAACCCCTGCCAAAAGAATGGCAAGGGAAACAATTACACTCCACGTTGGGTCATTTATATCCGCGAGGGGGCGAAGGAACAGTTCCATCTTTACTATTCATACTAGGTATCATTTGATAAGAGAGTTTATCTCTCAACCTATTTACACGCTCTTCATCAAACTTAGAGAAATGTCCGCGTTTCTCAACATGTTTATAATAATGTAAAGCATTTTGGAGGATTGTAAAATCTTCCATATCTAAATCAAATTTCATTAGCAATCATTAATCATAGATCCAACTTCAGAACCAAGTTCCGAGCCAACATTTTGTCCTAGAAGAGTTGCCCATCCTGCAGCTAACCACCCAATGTAGGGAATATTAATTACAGCAGGAACAATAACTCCAGCAGAAATAGCACTACCTGCCATCGCACCTTGTGACCGTGCTCCAGCGTCCGCCACGATGCACTCTATGTCTTTTGCAGACTTTCCCTCTTCACCTGTTGCACCTCCCATATTTCTCACACCTTCCATAGTATATTGATCGCGACGATATTCATCACGTTTTTCTGTACCACCACCAAACCACCCCTGTCTAGTTCTATTAAGATTCATCGATCTTTCAGATTCCAAAACTTTGGGATCATTTGCACGATATTCAATTTCATACCCATCCTTACCTGCCTTAATTCGATAAGATGAATATGGGCCGCGAGGAAGATTAAATGTAGGTGGTTGTTGAGTAGCAGGTTCTTTCTTTATCAAATGACCAAGAACACCAATGTGCGCTACAGCAATAACCCCACCAACACCAATAACAAACCACTTGAATGGAGAGATTTGTTTTGATGTTGATGGGGTTTCACCTACAGTTTCTGTAGATTGTTTTAGTATTTTATTCATGGTTTCTTAGGTTCAACCGCAGACACTACAGATGGTTCTTCTTTTTTTATCGCTGGTGCAGTTTTAGCAGCGGCACCACCTGCTTTAGCAGGAGACAATCCAAATGCAGCTAGTGAGCCGGAGAATACCGAAGCGATGAATGTAGGGTCAAAGTCAAGAATCTTTTGACCGTTAGGTAAGCGAACGTAACTAAAGGTTAGGAGAGAAGCGGACCAAATAAGTACAACAACTTTCACCAAATTACCAAGAACTTCACTTTTATCTTCATGCTGGTCGTCTTTCTCTTCTACCTTTGCTTTAGATTTATTTCCGAGCATTGAGTAGAAGACAAGGCATCTCTATTTAGGAAGATGTCCGTTCTCGACCAACCATTTGCGAGTCAATGGTGTTGGAGGATAAACTTTCCACATCTCGCCCTTAGCACATGCCTGAAGTGCTTTCATTGTCATACCTTCAGTAAGTCCAGCCCATTTTGCTTCTGCTTCCCAAGGCACAGCAGATGATGGATAAGTTTTTTCAACCATCTCTCGCCAAACCTTAGGAACATCCTCTTCTGGTTTGATGATAGCAATCAGACTATTCTTAATACTGCCTGCCATACAATCTTGTGCTGCGTGCCATCCTTCATGACGCATCACAGTCATAAGTGTAGATGGGCGACCCATATATGCTTTGTTCAAGAAAAAGTTATTACTTACAGTATGATAGACACCACGATGTCCTACTGGGAAATACTTTTGATCTGCTAGAAACACCTTAACTCCGACTTGATTAAGGGAAACAAGCATGTTGTTGAACTCACCAGAAACATGTGTAAAAGACTCAGTATTGGAATACTGACTAGAAACATCCAAAAGACTAAAGACTTCTTCGACTCCATCGGTGCATTCTCGTAGAATCATACACCCCATGGAATCCATAGTATTATAACCCTTGGTGATTTTAGAGTTATCCGCCAATGCTGGAGCAGTTAGTGATGCTGCTGCCAACAAACTCATAATGATTTTCTTCATGGTAGATTAATATTAGGTCCTGTTGTAGATGGAAGAGCTGGTCCTGTAACTTCTGGGACACTTGGCATAGAAGAATCAATCAATCCAGGAAGTGCTTCTGAAATTGCTTCAACTGCAGCATTAGCAAGATTTTCCTTTGCCTCTTCTTTCCACTTATCCATATTACTATAAACAAAAACTCCGCCACCAATGACTGCCAATGAAGTCAGTCCTGATAGCAGAGCAATAACATTAATTACTTTTTGCATAATATGCCTCGTAGTATTTTACAATCCCTGCAGTGTGCATATTGCCTTGAGAAACCCAGTCATGGGCACACTCGTAGATAGATTGGTTTGAATATTTAGGTGTTACTCCCTCCATTTGATGACCAAACTTTGCTAACAAGACTTTAAGTGCTTGTTCTCGCACTTTCATTTTATCACCACTATAACGCCAATCATCAAGACTCATCGAAATTGCCCCAATCCAGTACCAGATTGCCAAACATTTTCGGAGCCACCTTGAGTTTCTCCCACAGTAGTCCAGGAAGAAGTGGCCATTTCATACATCACTTGATGAATGTTTTCTGGTTCATTATTTTGATTGTTTTCTTCTTCACGACGTGCTGCTTCCTCAAGCATTTCCTCATGAGTAATTTGCTTTTCAGTTTTTACAGGCTCAATACTAGAGTCAACAAACCATTCATCGATAGGCATAATCACTGGAGCAGGAACTCCCAGATAAGGAGGTTCTGGATCATTTAGTTGATCGCAGTCAACTTTTTCTTCATCAATTGTACATTCCAATTCACTTTTAGAAATGAAGAAGGATTTAATGAAGTTTGTAACGGTGTTAATCATGCAAATACCATCTTTTTAGTATAATCATATGCGTACAGTTCACGATGACCTTTGATTCCCCATCCTAACCAATAATAGGCAGGAACCATATATTGAGAAACTGTACGACCAGTACCTTCAAACTCTGGAAGGTAACGTTGGAACACAGATTCGTTGATCATGTATGCCGTTTGTCCCTCTAGTGAAGAAGGATCATAACCATATTTAGTAGCAAACTTGCCAAGATTATTGTAGCGTCCTATTGAGGTCCACTGAATAAGACCATAACCCCCACTATGGCAAGCGTTGTAAGGAACTCTAGCCCCTCCCTCGCATATGTTGGGATGGAAGTTGCTTTCCGATTTAATGTTTCCCATGATCGTAGCAAGTGCATTGCGATCTGTGATTCGGGTTTTCTCTTGGAGTTGTTCAAGAACATATTGCTCATTTTTATTGCAAGTAGGACACTTCCACTCCTTCTCTACCACCTCAATGGTGACTGCTTTCTCCTCATTAACAGTCACGTCAACGGTGGGAGGATTCTTAATCTCACTGATACTTGGATAAGCACAAGCAGCAGGGATAGATGTGATCAAAGCAAGTGGAAGAATTTTGTTAAGCATAAAAATGAATAGAATTCGACATCCGTTATAGAGATTTTACACCCCTTACAGTACAATAAAAAGGAGGCGACTAACCTCCCAGGAATTATAGTCTATTTGATTATGTTTGTCAAGGAGTGGGGACAGTGGCAGGAATCATCATCCCACCACTCATGTCGTCGTCATCATCAACGTCAGTATCGCTAAATGCAGAATGAATTATAAATGCACCTAACATACAGGTCGCTAACAACAACATCACCATACTCCTGGAATGACCTGGCCAGTGCTGAAGTAAGATACTACTGCCGCAACGAATCCAATCATCGCTGCGCGACCATTCAATTTTTCTGCTTTGTCATTAAACATTGTTTTTTTCCTCTAGTGTTTTGTTTGTAATGATGATTTTATTACCATCATGAGTGAATTGTAGATCATCATCAGGATGCCACAGTAACTCTTGATACATGTCATCGAGTTTCTGCATATCCTGATAAAGTGCGTTTGGATTAGGCATACTGATCGAATAACTTTCTAATGTTTTGAGTGATTTGCATACCTCCAATTTTTTCTTCAAGTTTCAATCCAGAGGGCGATGCAATAATTAATACTGGTGTAGCCGTAACACCGTACTTGGATGCAAGGTCAAGATTCTCTTGAGGGATTGGGGTATCACTAAAATCTTCAAGGTCTACTTTCTCTAAAAGAGAAGTGCGTTCATCTTTGATGGAGGACATGTATTTATCCACCAACTTACAAGGTCCACAAGATTCTTTTGAAAAAAGATAAAATTTATTCATGGGAGTTCAAGAAAAAATTTGGTATTATCACCACGGGTATTTTCATAGAGAGAACTGTCACCATAGATTTTATGATCTTTGTATCCTACCATACGACCCTTTGTATTTTGAAGGGCTGGCATAAATGCGATAATAAAAAATACTGCAGGAGCACCAACTAAAAGTGCTCCACCAATAACATAATAAGTCAGAAGTTCAATCAAAGAAGTTTCCATCAATAAGTCTCACAAAGTTGTTGTACTGAATAACCTAAAAGGACAAAAAATGCAACTGAAGTTGCAGTAAAAAGTGTTGCTGTCATCAGAAGATGCCAAAGAAAAACTTGCCAGTGATAGCGTATGAAAGGAAACCAGAGATGATACCCATCATCGCCCAGCGACCATTGTAACGCTCGATATATTCATAAGGAGTATCCAGACCTTTGGAATGATAGGACTCGATTACCATTTCGGGCTCTTTTGCCCACATGTTCATCTGTCCTTGATCGTTAGTTGTTACAGTCATGTTACATCCTGTTATAAATCTTTACATATTATATATTAAAAAAGAACCTCTGTCAAGAGGCTCTTTGTGTCAATTATAACCATTTACGATATTTTTACAAGTTTTCATGTTCTTTTTACAGAATGCCCTGACATAACTATCAGTGTCAAATTCCATTGTGTAATGGGCATGAGTGTGAAGTCCCTGAACTAAAATCAAAAAACCCACAATCAAAAGATTAAGGTGAGTTACTGGGGAAAAAAGAAATCTTTTCATAAAAAAAGAGGGGCCTTGAAGACCCCTCAATTTTAGCATGGTTTATCAGAAGGAGTACTTCAGACCCAGCTTAGCACCGTAACCACGGTCGATGTCCTTGTCGCCAGAACCAACGAACGAAACTTCGCCGTAAGCACCCAGTGCATCAGTTACAGCAACGCCAAGACCTGCCTTACCAGAAGGAACGGTATCGCTTTCGCCACCATCAGGGGAGACGATTGTAGCGCCACCTTGGACATAGTAAGAAGTCTTCTCGCCAAGAGCACCTTCGTAACCAACATGAAGGTCGGTAGCAGTGCCGTTGTAGTCGCTACCGGTCCAACCAGAGTTAGCTTCCACATTGACATAAGGACCTGCAAAAGCAGCGCCGGCAGACATGGACAGAGCAGCAGTCGCTGCGAATACAGATTTGATCATTTTAGATACCTCTTAAATTTACTTGCGGAATGATTACCCGCAGATGAAGGGGGAGTTCGACTTTCCCCGCTTGAACATTATAACACAGAACCGTTGCGAGTAGTTGAGGCATTGGTCGGTGAACTGGCACATGTGCCAATTGTTATTTATCTTAACAGATTTTTAGATGTCTGTCAAGTTGGTGGGTTTCCCGAATTTTGTGCTGCTTTCGCGGCAGAGTTTTCAGTAATCCGACCAAGATAAGGATCATAGTTCATATGGTCCCTAATGTCAATACTAGCACCACTTTGTTGCCACCAGTTAAGAAGAGCATCATGTGGTGCCTTGTGGAACACGCCAACATGTTCCTGATGTATTGTAGAACCAAAGTTCAAATTATACAGAAAAATGGGAATCGTATAAGTTCTACCAGTCTCAAGAATAACATCTTCAGACACGGCTCTGGGTTTGACTCCATTGTCCAATTTAAACTTATCACCACGAACGTGGTTCTTAATAATCTTAGCGGCATGATGCCTAGAAATTAAGTAGACCGCTGCAGAGAAGTCATTGATAAACTTAAGGTGCAGTTTAACATGAATATCTCCTGTACAAATAGTAGTCAACTGAAGACAGTCCCAATCATATGGGACAAGACTGAAAAATTCTTTCCAGGTGAAGTTCCAGTATCTTGCAATATCAAAATTAACATCATCCTCAACAATCATACAATAATCATCGTCGGTCTCTTCATAGAAATGCTTGATTGCTTTAAGATGACTCAGACAACAACCAAGTTCTCCAGGAGTAATGTTATCAGGAACTCTACCTTTTAGGTGATAAGCAACATCGTCATCACGGCCATCAAAACCAGAAATGCGAGTATGATTAGTGATTTTCCAATAATCAAACTGTTGTTCCATATAAATGCGACGTTGTTCGTCAGCATCAAGGTTTAACCAATAGATGTGTGGAATACCTTGTAACTTGAAAGCAGATTTATTTTTATCCATTATCAAAAATACTTGGTCAGTTTTTCTCTATCTCCTTTGATGTAAGAGATACATTCCTTCAGATCGTCTTGGAGACTATTCCAAAGTCCTGCCATCTCTTCGCCTGCAGAATTCTTATTGTAGTTAGTTCCTTTGGCGTGTTGAATCTGGTGGGCATAGTCACGGATGACTGGTCTACCTTTTAAGAAGGAGATACCGTTCATCACTAGATCCCATCCCCAACCCATCTTCATGCGTTCGTGGGTCATAACGTCAGGTAGGCCTCTTTCATAGTATTCATCAATGATGTCTCTATGCACAAACCATACCGTCTCGTCAGTGCAAGCAACCATCTTGATATTTTCATCTTCCGATTCAATACCATCGATATCGGTGTGCTCAGGCGTATACCAGACGTTTGTTACATCAGGGGCATACACACCCCACTCATACAGATTATAATACTTTCTTGCGTCTTTTACAAGTTGTTCGTAATTATCGAATACTGTATCGCCCTGACAATGCATTAGAACTTTTTTGTCGGGTTTTAAAAGAGCAAGTGCCGTTCTGAATTGCATTGTAAAATATGCTTCATCACCAAGATTAATCCAACCTTCGCGAGTATTCTCTTCGTCACTATTGATAACAGTCACTTCACCAAAGATTTCTTTCAGAGAATCTTCAATCGCGCAAGTCTTCTCAAACTGATTTCTCCAGTTAAAGATGAATGGTTGAATGTCCTTGGTTCTAATCTGTGGGAACCTTTCAATATATCCGTGCTCACTAAAGTCACGATGATCTCCGTGGTCATTACTACTATCCAAATCCTGATAAAGAGTCTCCAGGAATGGATTCAGAATGCGTGCATAGTTTGTGATGTTGGATGACTTTCCAATCATCGTCCTACACATCGACAGAGTAGTTGCATCAATCAAAACCTCATCTCCAGCCAGAATCCTCTCAGGAGAGTTTGGTTGTGCCTGAATGGAATAGTGTAGGCCTGCCCTACTCATCGTTCTCTGGTGGTCATAGCAGTGAATCTCAACATCCTTAAATCTTTCTTTGAAGATGTCAACAATATCTGTCTGGTCTGTGGCAAGAAAGATGCCTTCATAATCACCAGACTCAAGTTCTTCTGCTGCTGCATTCAGATACTTTTCTACACCAACAAACTCAGTATGGCCAACTCCATCAGTGCCGCGATAGTGTACACCCAAACAATTTGCATATTTCTCTGTTGGAATACCATCAATGATTGATTGCATTCTATCATTGAAGGGGAGATATTGTCTGTATTTGTTAAGATCAAAGTCTCTGAAAGAACCCCAAGGATAATCACAATCAAACAAGTCTTGCGTATTTGCTACCTGCGGTGCATCATCAGATACCTTGTCAGAATCAAACCAGTTGTTTGGATTGCCATACAACATAAACATTGAAGGATCAACACAGACCTTATTCAGATCTACTCCTGCTCTCTCAAGTGCTCTGTATCCAGTCAAAATAGTGATAAAGTTGGAAAGGAAACCTCGATGATTACCCTCCGTCAATCTAATCTCAAAAGTCATTTCAGTCTCCTTTTAATACGCGATAACTATCTTCTTCAAAATGTTGTGTAGAAAATTCAAATAATTCAGATGGTTCAATAGCAATCATCTGATGTCTAAGGCCACGATAGATGTGAAACTTGTCTCCTGGTGAAAGAACAATATCCTTTGCGCCCTCAAGACTATCAGTCTCTCCATAATACAAAAGAAGTTTACCAGATTGGAGGTAAAATGTCTCGTCCTTAAGTTTGTGATAATGCCAAGAGCATCTCTTCCCCTCTTCAAAGAAGAGAAGTTTGCCACAATACTCATCAGTATTGACAATCCACTTTTCGTGTCCCCATCCTTTGGGAACAAACTTAATCTCCGAAGAAGTCATCAGAGTTTACCCCTTTATCGTCAATGTAATAGTCACCAGAGGGCTTACCTAAGAATAATTGATGATACTTACATCCCCACAATCTTAGTTGTATTTCTGTAAATTCGTAGAATTCTTTCTTTGCCAGATCAGCATTATTTTTATACCGACCCATTCCTCTGGCAGTGAGATATACGATGGTGTGTCCCTCGTCGTATAGTTTATTTATTCTATCAATTCTACCTTGAATCGGCAACGCTTCAGTGTAGCGTGTCTCTTCAGTTGTACCAGGTGTACAAATAGTTCCGTCAATGTCTACAACGTATCTCATCAATATCTTTTTGATTTAGTATGTAAGTCCCAAAATTAGATACAGCAATTGATGCTGCTTTGTTTGCATATGGTATGGCAATTTCTATTTTACCATATAAAAGATAAAAGTAAACTAAAGCAGATAAGAAAGTATCACCCGCACCACATACATCGTATGTACTTACATTTTCTCCTGGATATAGTGTGCCTCGATATTCTGCGCCTTTAGATCCTCTTGTAATAATCAAATTATCATGGTTAGCATTTTGCAACTTGTCATACTCATGATTGTTGATTTTGATAAAAGCATCATCTACTGGAAGAACTGTTTTCTTACTATCAATAAAGATAGGGCCATCAAACCATTCTACCAATTCAAATAATCGTCTAGATGTGATAAATCCCTTATCATAATCGGATATGACAAGGGCATTGAATCTTTCTTGTGGGAGATCATACCCCAAAGGTTTGAGTTCTCCTTCAGTATCAACTCTCAATATCTGTTGACTATATCGCTCATCAATATATCGTGTCTTGAAGATATTCTCTTTCTGAGTAATTGTAGTAACATCCAGACCAAATGCCTGAAGGTTGTTCCTGACGTTATACACCATTCCATCTACACGTTCCTGCCTTGTATATTTGAGGATAGGAACAGGTGCCTCTGGGTTGATTCTATCGCAGGTTCCATAGACATATTGGTCTATGCAACTATCACCGATAAGAAGAACCTTGAATTGTTTTTGTAGTGGAGTAATCTCCGATCCTATCGAAGAATCTGACTTCTTTTGCATATTGAGAACCTACGACTTCCTTACCTTTCCAATCAGAACCAACAACCATTATATCAGGTTTAATAGCCTCAACCAATCTTTCCAATTCTTCTTTCGTATTAAAAGTGTATACCGTATCAACACCTTTAATGCAACACATTTGATAGACTCTATCTTCAAGAGGATAAATTGGTCTATCAGAACCTTTTGCCTGTGCTACTTTTTCATCAGTATCTAGAGCAACAGAAAGTTGCCCCAAACTAGAAGCATATTGAAGCATTGAGAAATGTCCCTTATGTAGAACATCAAAACAACCATTAACGAAGACTTTCATATACCTCCATAATACCTTGTTCTAGTCCAATATAGTTTAAATCAATACTGTAATTTCCGCAATAGGCATTTCCCTTCTCATTTTTTTGGATGAGAATAGGAACCTGATGAGAATCGAGTCCATTCACCATCTCTGCAATATCACTCAAATAATATTTACGATCATATACACAGTTTAAGTTCTTTGGTTGAATTCCAGATGACACTTCCAAACTATACTTCAGAACTTTATACAAATCCTTCACATAGAACAAGTCAAAGAGTTTATCTTGGAAGATTGTAATTGGCTCTTTGTTCTTATAATTTTTGATTGCTGTTTTTAAGAATCTATGTTCATCTTCAAGAGCACCAAAGCATCCATAGATTTTTAAATTAGTTCCTCCAGGATGTTCTTCGGTAGACCTAGACATACAATACTTTGAAAATCCATATGGTGTATGTGCAATTTTTCCACTACCGTACAAAGATGCTCCACTATCAAAATGAATAAAACGATCAACTTTATATGAGATGATGTTTTCAAACATTCTCATATTATCAAAGTAAACTAACAAGTCATCTTGAGAAACTCTGCGGCCACCCAAAACGGCAGCATGAACAACCGCATCATATTCAAAACCATTCTTATCAAAATATTCTCTTACTGACTTATTATCAATTAAATTGAGTTCTCTTGAAGATGGTGCAGTTACTTCAAATCCATCTCTTTTAAGAAGAGGAATAACTTCTCTGCCAATAAAACCGTTACCACCAGTAAAGAGAATTTTCATCGTTTGAGATTAATATAAGATGGTGACTTTGAATAAAGAAACTTTTCAATATCTACTTCTTCTTTTGATTCTGGTCGGAAGACTTCAATATTGGGAAGAGACTCAAGGACTTTCATATCCTCACAGGCATAGTGTGAGAATCCGCAGGGCCCATAATCATCATTACGACCACTACCAACCAACTTAACGGGAATCTTTTCGTTATGCAAGAAGTTGCGAATAAATTCAAAGGGACGATACAGAACAAAAGGAGTAATGGAATAGCAAACAGGAATCTTACCTTCCATGGCAAGACCAACAGCCATACCCAACATTAATTGTTCTGCTGCGCCAGGATTAATTACTCGGTCTGGATAATCTTCACGCAAATGGTCAAAGATTTTATATCCAACATCCCCAACTAGAAGATAGATATTTTCATTTTTTTTCATCTCCTCTGTAAGGAGTTCTTGAAATCTGCGTCTCATAATCCTGCTACTGCCTCCGTATATTGTTCTTCTGTAAGGTTAGTATAGTGTGCGTCTAATCCAGAAAGACCAAACTGGTCCACAGTAGTCCTCACATAGACTACATCGGGGTGGAATGCCTTGACTCGTTTTTCCAGCACATCAACATCTACAGCGTCATAGGCTGCCCAACCATTAGCATTCAGGTAAATCTTCAGGTTATCTACCTTTGCATCATAGGCATAACGAAGTGCTTCCCATACAGAACCTTCTGCACACTCACCATCAGAAATAAGACAATATACATTCCGATTTGGGTTAGCAACTGCTCTACCGACTGCAACAGTAATACCTTGTCCCAGGCTTCCAGTAGAACAATGCAACTTATTAAGTTCGTCTCTATGTGGATGATGTCCGTGCTTCTCTAAAAGTTCTTCAGCATCAATACCAAAGTATTTTTCAATAACAACATATAAAGCAGTTACACAGTGGCCACTAGAAAGGATGAAGATATCGTCCTCACCCATTTTACTGTAAATGTCGTCAATAATTTCTAGGGAAGAGAAGTAACTTCCCAGATGATGGAGTTTGTGCTTGTAACAAACATCCAGTAGTCGTCTTTGTAGTTTTTTGTCCGTCATTCAAATTTACCAACAGTATCTGCAATATAAGCAATCATCTCTTCAGTGATTGTGGGGGAACATCCAACGAAGAATACAAGGTCAAGAACCTCACAAGCATTTGGATACCTCTTGTAGTAATCAAGATGACTATATCCTGGGTGCATCAAGATATTACCAGCAAAGTAGTTACGAGTTTGAATCTTATTTTCTTCAAGATACTTAGTTAACCTTTCTTTCAGGTCACCATTATCACAAATGATAGGAACACCAAACCAACTAGTCTCTGCCTCAGGTCGTTCATTCACGCTGCGAACACCAGGAATCTTCTCAAAGATTTCTTGAATCGCAAACTTATTCTTACGACGGAGAGCATGAATCTCATCTTGCTTATCCATCTGAACGGAACCAAGAGCACCTTGAAAGTCCATGGGTTTGAGATTGTATCCCATCGTACTGTAGACATACTTATGGTCCACAATACCATCATACCTATCAATCCATTTATCAAATCGTTTTCCACAAACTCCACAAGAGAGAAGGTTCTGCTGACCAACACAATAGCAATCACGACCCCACCAAGCAATACTGCGAGCAATATTAATAATCTCTGGATTGTTAGAAGAGACCATACCACCTTCACCAGTACAAATATGGTGAGCTGGATAGAAAGAGCAAGAAGCAGCAACAGAATTATCAGTCAGATAATTTCCCTTCCACTTACTACCAAGACTATCGCAGTTGTCAGAAATCAGTTCAAGTTTATGACGATCGCAGATATCAAGGATGATGTCATAATCAAATGGATTACCTAGAACTGGAGATGTAAAAAGTGCTTTAGTCCGTGGAGTAATCTTCTTCTCAATTTGGTCAATATTCCAGTTCAGGTCTTCCCAATTAATATCAACAAAGACTGGAGTCAGGCCATTCTGAACAATCGGAGCAATGGTAGTTGGAAACCCAACACATGAAACAATAATTTCATCTCCATCCTGCCAACCAAAATACTTTTTAAGGGCAGCAATCATTACAAGGTTTGCAGATGAACCAGAGTTCACCATCAAAGAATTTCCAAAATTAAACTTCTTGGAGAATAGTCTCTCAAACTTCTCAACTTCTTCACCAGAAGCCAACCACTTACCTTTCAGAAAGCAGTTAAAGATTGCTTCAATTTCTTTATTGTCCCAGAAAGGACCAGAGTAATATACGGAAGACTTTCCTGGAACAAACGGTCTCCCGTTGGCCATATAAGGATAAAGACCTTCTTCACCAGAGATGGACTCTAAAAAATCTTGTACTTGTTTCATCAGTCTCCTACAATAGAGCGAATGTGGTCTGCAACATCTTCACTAATTATACCATACAACCACTGATATTGGTCACCATATTCCTTAATGGTTTCCATAGTTCCCACACCAGCGGCATGAAGGACACTGGTTCTCAAAGGTTCTTTAGTCAGAGGATGATCAATATAAACTTCTCCATCTTTCATGTAAAGTTCTTTCCAACTCTCACAATGGCCAGTCTGTCCCCACTGGTTATAAATTCCATAAGTAACACCACTACCATCTCTATCTACAATCTCACTGGTGTATTTCTCCTTAGCATGAAAAATATGATTCCAAGTATCTTGTTCATTACGAATCATAGGCCAAGGTTGATAGTTGAAAGTCCGACCATCACTCTGCTCAGCAACAAACTTATTAAAATCTCTCCACTCATACCAGAATGCTTTATCGTTTGATGCAACAAAACCTGCATTCAAAAACTCATTGACACCAATTGTTCCATTGTCTCCATAAGGAGCATAGAAAGGACTCACACAAGGACTGGCAGCACCTGCCTTACCATATGGATTATTGTTACGAACACCAATCAGTTCTGCTTCGGAGTTAATTACACGGTCAAGGCTGCCGATACAGAAAGAGTCAGCATCCATATGAATGACCATATCATAGTCTTCCACAAAGGGCAGACAAGACATCACCATCATCCAATCTGGATATCTAACGGTCTCAGCAAGCATCCAAGGATTCTCTTTCTTGATCTCCTCAGTCTGTGCTGTATCTACAATATGAAAATCAATCTCTGGATGAAAGTGATTTACAAGTTTTTTAAGTTTGTCGGGACGAAGATGTACTGCATAGTCATCAGTACACCAAGTTGATACTGCGATCTTTTTCATTTTTTAAATGGATAATCAATAACCAACCAGCGGTTGCCATTAGCGGCACAATTTGTTTGTGTAATGTTATTCATACGAATATCATGATAGAAGAGTTTTGGTTGAATCCTCTTCGCCACACTATCGACAAGGCAGAAGAAACTGCTGTTGACACAGTGAATCTCTTTTGCATTCTCAATCAGTTTCATATAGGCCAACATATTAGTTGTCTGACCTAGAGCAATCTCAATGATCTTAGTATCGGGAATAGCACCAATCTGATTGCGTCTCCAACTCCAGAGATCGATGGGATAGTCTCCCTCTGCACTAGAGTTCTTATGTACGATAATATACTCCTCTTCACCCTGAGTCAAGTTCTCATAGACCTCATCAGAACCAGGAATTTCTTTGGGAAGAGTGAACTTATCATATCGTTCTTTGAAGAGAATGTTTGCTTCTTCATAGAACTGTCTATCAAAGTTTACTGCAAAGAATTCTGGTGGAGTATTTTCTCTCTTTAGATGACGATAGTAAACTTTCTCAAATCCAATACGTGTGACGGGCCATCCTTTCTCTTGTGCCCAAGGAAACATCTCTCGCTCAAGAGTTGCCCAATCATCATTAAATGGATGGATAATGATATTGTCAAAATCCTGATAGAGACATTCAATTGTCTCCTGATACCTACGATGAATGGGAATGTGAAGTCTATCGCAGAGTTGTTCTGCATAGGTATGAACAATACCATTACAGATAAAATTGTCACCAAGTGATGTATGGTGATGAAAAACTAAGTCAGGTACTTTATTCATAAGATTATTAATGATGCTTGTTCATACGATGTTCGGGAAATCCACTTATACTTTATATTAGTTCTTTCTACAAATTCTGTCCAGGCTTTCATTTCACTATTCAGATAAACTGGATTGTTCCAAATTTCATCAAAAGATATAACTGTTCCTGAAACAATTCTAGATTCTAATTGATCTAAAACATACTTGGTTGAAGAATACAAGTCACAATCAATATGAATATATGCTGCTGGATAAGAGTATTCCTCTAAAAATGATTCCAGAGTGTCTTGGAATAGTCCAACAATTAATTCAACATTATCATTAACTTCTGGAAGTTTTCCATCTTGAGAGAAAGCACCCTTTGCTTGCCAACCATCATCCCAATCTTCTGGAAGACCTGTAAAGGTGTCAAATCCAAATACTTTACCCTCTGCTTTCTCTGAAATGATGTTGATAGTTCTACCAGTAGCAACTCCAAACTCCAACCAAAGTCCACCGATTTCTACATTATCAATAGTTTTATAAAAGTATTCTTTACTATTCCAATTGTATGGACTTAGTGCTTTAATTTCATCTACGTTATTCAAGATCTATTGCTCCCACTTCATTGAATTGATAAACGCCATCTAGGTTACCCCGATACAAGTTTGCAAAGAATGCAACGTTACCAGTGTGATTAACCATGTATCGACAATCAGATACACATCGCAGAGCAGCGTCAAACCACTGCGACCATTCAATACTATCTGCACCATTCTTCTCCATCAGATTCCAAATCACACTGTTGGATGTAGTGCTTGGAGTTTCTTCAAAGAAGACTACCTTATCACCCAGTGCCTCAACAAACATTTGAATGACTTGAGTTTGATCCGTTTGAAGAAGAACCTTGAAATCTGGATTCTTTTCAAGCAGTCTCTGAGTTACATTCAAATAGTCTTGGGGGTGTGCAAGAACAAGTTCTGTTCCTTTATCAGTTCCACGATAAAGAACAGAGATTGTCTTATCTGGGTCAAGTGAATACTTAGACTTTAAGACATCAACTTTATCCAAGACACTCTTACTAGGGCCAAAAAACCTATCAGTAATTTGATTGTAGATATGAAAATCGTAGATGTTTGGTTCAAACTTATTAGAATCTGGAAGTTCTACACCTGCATACAATTCCAAATCTACCTTAGGATTAATCTCATGGAAGTCGGGATAGATATCTTGCTCTGGATCTTTCTTGAAATGACGAAACCCCAGAGAGTAATCGATTCTCTCTGGGACAATACCATGACTCAAAAGGGTAAGAAGTGAATTGAATACTTGAAATTCATTGGAATAGAATCCACAATTCCAGAGACAATAGAGTTCATCCAATTCTGGATGAGCCAAAAGGTCACACCCAGCGTATCTACCAGTAGTACCACTGGCAACCACATACTTACAATTCTGAAGTCTCATTATGCACCAACAACGTAATTACGGACTTTCTCCTCTTCAGTAGAGACAGGGAAGCAGATCAGATAACCTTCTTGAAGATAAGACTCAACAATAATGTGAGTGTCATCAAGCAGTTCATAAACAAAGTCCAAGTTTGCTCCACCGTGCAGGGCCTTGTTCTCAAAGTTTCCGTTCTCGTAAGGACCATCTTTGTAAATACGGATGTCATCAATAACAATAATGTCCTTGCTCACATCACGCTTCTGACACAAGATGCGAAGTTCTCCTTCCAGAGGAATCTTAATGTAGTCAGGATCATCACGAATCACTTCACGATGAAACTCATCCCGATATGAATCGGGGAAGTGTGCATCAAGGAAGAACAGTGCAGGATTCTCATCCAGAATATCTAGAACCTTAGGAAGTTCATCATGGCTGTTGCCCAGATGCATCACCACACGATCATTATCTTTGAAATATTCTGCTGCCTCATCATGAATACGATCAAGAATCTCAATCGAATGCATTGTCAAGTCAGGTTTCTGCAGTTGAGACACCTGAAGTAGAGAATTTTGACCATAGGAATCTAGAATACCACCAGTTCCTGTTTCGACATAATGTTGAATACCAAAGTCCTCAAAAGTTGGACGAAGGTTAATTGCGTTTTGTAGTTTTGCCATCAGAGGTGTCCTTTTTTGTTTTCAATTTGTTCTTTGATCCAATTATACGTGATACGGATCCCTTCTTCAAGTGTTTGTGAATAGTCCCATCCAAGTTTTTCGCGAATCAGGTCGTTATTAGAGTTCCGACCACGAACACCCAGAGGACCATCAATGTGAATCTTTTGAACTTCCTTACCAGATACTTTTGCTGCAGTATCTACAAGTTCGTTGATAGTAACCATCTCTTCAGACCCAATATTCACAGGACCCATAAAGTCAGAGTCCATCAGTCGTCGAGTTGCTTCAATGCATTCGTCAATGAACAAGAAGGAACGAGTCTGTAAGCCATCTCCCCACACTTCGATAGCTCCACCTGCCTCTGGGAGGTAAGCGACTTTACGGCAGATTGCAGCTGGTGCTTTCTCTCTTCCACCGTCCCAGGTTCCTTCAGGGCCAAAGATGTTGTGATACCTAGCAATGCGAACAGGGATATCGTGGTTCCTATTGTAAGCAAGGTAGAGTCTCTCACTGAAGAGTTTCTCCCATCCATATTCTGAGTCTGGTGCTGCTGGGTATGCAGATTCTTCACGGCAATCAGGATTATCTGGATCAAGTTGATTATGCTCTGGATACATGCAAGCAGAACCAGAGTAGAAAATCTTTGTCTTATTTCCTACAACCTCATTAAACTTACGCTGTTCCTCAAGAACATTCAAGTTGATGGTGACAGAGTTATGCATGATGTCCGCATCGTTCTCTCCAGTGAAAACGAAACCTGCACCACCCATATCAGCTGCAAACTGATAGATCTCATCAAAAGCGAGATGATATCTATCAGGAACAGACTCATAAAAGTTCCCATTGTCACCTTTGAATCGGATAACACGACGAACAAATTCCACATCACGAAGATCACCTGTGATGAATTCGTTTGCTTCAGATTTAGAAAACTCAGTATGCTTTAGGTCAACTCCACGAACCCAATATCCCTCTGCGCGTAGTCGTTTGACCATGTGACTTCCAATAAATCCACCAGCACCAAGCACCAGTGCTGTTTTTTTATATTCAGACATTATCTAAAAAGTTTCTTCTTATATATGATACTAAAAAAGACCCTTGTTGTCAAGGGTCTTTATAGGTCTTTGCAGGCTCGCCACTTGCTTTTTATCCTGAAGCAAGAAACAGGGCGGGAGTTATCCCATCCGCACCACTTGCTTTTAGAAGAAGCAAGAAACTCAGAAACTCAGTTTTCTTTGCAATCTTTGGATTAGGTCCTCAACCTTAGCTTCAAGTGCTGCGAGTCTGTCTCCATCTACTTCTCCACCGCCACCTAGTGCTGCTTCAAGTTTCTGAAGTCTTTCTTCTACTTCAACATCATATTTTGACATCGATGCACCACTTGCAGACTTTGCTGCTGTTCCTTTTGTTGCCATGTTACTAATGAATTAACTCTGTGTTTATTTAGTTTTTAGAGGGTCTTATGACTCCACCAGTGCTGTTATAGTCCATCCGTGACTTCGGGATTGAAGGGGTTCCTTCACCGACCAGGGTTTTTAACGACTCTCCATGTCGGACGAAACTTCGTCTTTAATGTAACAAGGAACACGATCTGGATCTAGCCATTTCGTGTATTCAAAATCTTCTATAGCAGTCAGAAGTTGCATCTGATTGTCTAGAAGATACATGTCCTTATAACGCTTTGTCCAACTATCTGCTTTTTGAATACGGTAATCTGGCATACCATTGATTTCTAGTGTGCCAGACTCAACGTAACGATAAGGGAAGCGTTCTAAAAGAACCTTCACGCTACCTCCACAGATTCAAGATCAGCGGCAACTTGCTCGATCAGAATATCATAATCATCAAGGGGATCGCCAGAGAAGACGACTCCTTCATTTTCATAATAACGACGGACCTTTTTGAGAAGTTTCGGATTCTTCACATCCAGGAAGAAGTCACCATTTACAGCACCACGAAGGGTTTGAATGTCTTTCTTGAACTTACTAGTCAGTGTCATTGTTTTGTGTGTTGACCTTAGTATTATAAGGGTTTGACAGAGAACTGTCAATGGGGGATGAGGGGATCGAACCCACCTCAGCCGAATTATGAGTTCGGTGCATTCACCAGATTGCTAATCCCCCTGGTAGGAATGTCGGGAATTGAACCCGATTGACTCCGTTATAAGCAGAGCGCATTAACCAATATGCGACATTCCCTCAAGGAGCTTCATTGTTGGTTTCCATATACATGCGTATGAGTTCATCATCCGCAGGAACCATTATACATTTTTCTCCCGTTTCTTTATTTTCTATACCTATCGTTTCTCCATTTTCCACTCTTGCAATCAGCGAATCCCAGTTCTCTTGCCAGTATTCCACAGAATAAAAATTCATCGTTGTCATATTTAGACATCGGGGTAGCAGGGATCGAACCTGCGACCTGCTGTTCCCAAAACAGCCGCGCTACCTCTGCGCTATACCCCGTTATTGTTTATCTGATAATTATAACCCTACTTGTGTCCCTTGTCAAATGGTTCCCAGTGCTGCCAGTTGTATTTGTGGACTGCCCACATCCCCAGAATAGGAACAAACACTAGTGTCATACACATAGGTGCTAGTGTCCAGGGATTATTTAAAGTCCAAGCAGCAAAGTGTGCAATTTTATGAATCATCATTCTCTAATTCTCGTAAATATTCTTTCCACCAATCAGGATCTTTTTTCATTCTCCATTGTGGAACTGGTAGACCCCTCTCAGAGTAATACTCATCAAGGGCCTTATCGATAGTCTGTGCGATCTCCATATTCCTCTTCCTCCTCATCAACGTCTTCATATGGGTTTTCCAAATAAGGTCCGTGTGGTTTGAGTGATTCTGCTCGGACATACTTCTGCTCATCGTTAACTGCTGAAATCCACAGCGAAAGTTTCATAATAATCCAGATCAATGCTAATGGCATAAAACAAGCAATGAGAATTACTGGTTTCATTGTTCTTCCTCTTCATCGTAATCGTAAGTTAATCTACAATCCCAAAGATCTTCATCCCATTCTGGTTCATACATGGGACATGGTTCTTCAAACAAATGGCCCATTCTAAGTTGATTAATTCTTTCCCGCAATGACTTATAAAATTCTCTTTTTTCGTCTGGATCCATTTACTTTTATAGGGTAATCTTTAACCAGGGAAACAGAGGATCAATTACTCCAATGAGTCGAAGCAGACCCTCAGCAAAAAGTGCAAGAACAACCCACCCAACACACATACTGATAATTGAAGCATTACGATTATGTTGTCGTATGGCATCATCAATCATCTCCTGCACTTCTTCTTTAGTGATGTAATCCTCAGGATTGATCTTGGTCATTCTGTGACTCATCCTCAAGTTTTCCCAAAGTTGTCATTCTATCTTTCCAGGTTACTCCGCCATCCAAACCTTTGCAAGGATTTATGCAGGTTTCGTCACCAAAACTATTACAAACTAATCCAGCAAGGTCTAGCTCATTTCCTAACTTACCAGTTCCAGACCAATAGTGCTGTCCCCCTATCCAGGTAGCCCCACACTTAGGACAAGTTTTATTATCAGATGACAAAGATGATTGATCATCAGTCATTCTTCTTGTACTCCTTGAAAAAACTTTTGTAGTCGGCAGTATCCTTAAGAAGTCTTCTTCTAAGTTTCTGCTCCATCCACTTCATTTGAACTCTTATCCAAGCATAACGAATTTGGAGATCAATGAATTGGACCAACCTTATAGTAGCATCATACCCAGCAAAAGCAACTAATGCAATAATTGTCAGCATTAGCAAATAAAAGAAGGTCATTCGTGAGCTCCATATAATTGTATATAGATGCTACACAAATTCTTAATGTTTATTAAAGAAAACGGAGAGTGGGAGAATCGAACTCCCAAGGGCTTTAACACCTCGACGCTTTTCAAGAGCGGTTCCGTCACCTATCGGATTGACTCTCCAGATAATCCTTTTCATTTTGATAAGGATGTTTTTGTTGAGTCCAAATCTGATAACCTTCTATCAAATCTGGAATCAACCATTGTTCCACTCTATAACAATACTTCCAATTGACAGGTTGAATGCAATTCATTACAACTACTTGGAAGAATGCTATTAGGTGAATCCAGAAACTAAGCATTAACGAACTTCAAAGTCTAATCTACGAACTTTACGCTTTCTCCTTTGTTCTTGATAAGCAAGTTCTTCGCGAGAGAAAACACTATCAATTTTTACTTCTCTATCATATGATACCATAACAACTTTATCTAAGTCAACAGCTCCAACTTTGTTATTGACAAGATTCATTTGATTTGGACATCCACAGGTTTGTACTTTATTTGTACTAGTTAATTCTGTGTTGCATTCTTTGCATCTTACGATAATCATAATACAGGATGTAAGTGATTTATTTATATGCCCGAAGAGGGGATCGAACCCCCGACAATCTCCGTGTAAAGGAGGTGCTCTACCGCTGAGCTATTCGGGCAGACTCCTCCACCTGGACTCGAACCAGGGACAGGGTGATTAACAGTCACCTGCTCTACCAACTGAGCTATAGAGGATTATCTTTTTGTTCTTTCTTGAGTTTAAAGTAGAGTTTATAATATCTCTTCTTCATATCATCAAGAATTTTGTTGTCCTCTTCAAAACCCAATCTTTTGGTGTGCATATAGCACCCCTCAAGTTCACCTATCAATAATAAGATTTTTATTGGGTCCATGATGAAAAAGGACAAGAGCGGAGTATCGGATTCGAACCGACGACATCTAACTTGGAAGGATAGCGTTCTACCACTGAACTAACTCCGCAGTGCGGGACTTACACAAGAGAAGAGGTGGTGGTGGTTTCTCTTGATGCCCATAAGACAATCATATCAGGTGGTTGATAGATTGTCAAGCGACTCAGGTAGGACTCGAACCTACGACCGACTGCTTAGAAGGCAGTTGCTCTATCCAACTGAGCTACTGAGTCATGAGATAATCATACTAGATGTAGTAGTGATTGTCAAGTGGGCAGGGAGGGATTTGAACCCCCGTAGGCAGAGCCAGCGGATTTACAGTCCGCCTCCATTAACCACTCGGACACCTACCCGATGAACTAATTATAAAGGTTCTTCCTATTTTTGTAAAGAGCTTAAGTAATACTTATAGCTCCCCTTGGAACCGGACAAGCCAGATTCTACTTATGATTCAGAGTATTGTCAAGCATAAAAAAAGAGGAGTCGTTAGACCCCTCTAGAACGCTCTGTAAGACTACTCTAGGTAGAGTAGGTCAATCTCTTCACCCTCTGGTTCAATCCACTCTGCGAACTCCTGGTAGATGGCATAGGCATCGTCTAGTTGTCCTGCATCATGCTGGTGAATAGAGACCAGTTCATGAATCTCTCCAATGCGCTCCAAGGCCCAATCCTTGATGTCACTGATGTTTTCTTCAGTCGTCTTTTCCATAATAATCTTTTCGGTAGTACCTACTGAGGATGTTGCTATTGTAGTAGGCGGGCACTCCTTCGTCAAGGGATTCGGTGAGGACATTGTTTCCAAATAACTGTCGGGTTTCTTCAAAATTAGTTTTGCCCTTCGTTTTATGAAGGCTGATAATAACTCTACTAAAATTTTGTTTGCCGTATTTGATAATGTCTTCCTTAAGTTCTGGACAAGACCCATAATACTTTTTCCAATCCGATTCTTGCTTTACTTTTCGTTTCTTACCTTTTGGAGTTCTAAATGACCAGAAGTATTTCCTTCCAATGTACTTGCGACCGTTTTGTAGATTTGTAATGAGGTAGACAAAACCGAACTTATCGCCAATACTTTCAGATAAAAAAGGTTGTCCTTCAAAAAGCCAGGGATTTTCATAATCGATACTCATCAATAATATCAAATACTTTATTCAGATATTTATGTGCCAGCCCTCTTGCTTCGGATCCATACTTATGTTCTTCCCAATAAAGGTCATTCTTTAATCGCTCCAACTTAGTCTTAAGTTCTGCAATTGTTACTTCGTTTCTAGGCATAAAAAAAGGGGAGTATTACCTCCCCTATCTAGCAATATTTAAAGTTGGAAACCACTGAATGTGTCCTTTTTCACATCTTGTTTAATTCCACCAACAACATATGATTCAACCTCTGTCTCTTGTGGAGCGACCTGGAGACCCTTAGAAGAGATCCAGTGCTGCGTCCAAGGCAGCGGATTGTTCTTAGCAGCAATATCATAGACTGGTTTCAGTCCAATTGCTTTGAGTCTTCTATTTGCAATCCATTCCACATACTGTTGCAGAAGTTTATCGTTGAGGCCAATCATCGATCCATCCTTAAACAGGTAGTCTGCCCAACGCTTTTCCTCATTTACAGCACGATCAAACGCAGCATATGTCCACTCTTCTTCTTCCTTCATGATTTGCTTCATTTCAGGATCATCACCCTGCGCCCACTTATTCAGAATATTCTGAGTGATTGCTAGGTGTTGGTTTTCGTCTCTTGCGATAAGACTAATGATTTTAGCGGATCCCTCCATAAGCTTAAGTTCACCAAAGGCGAAACTACAAGCAAAACTAACGTAGAACCGAATACCTTCAAGAATGTTAACGTTTGCGACTGCTCTATAGAGTTTGCGTTTGACATCTTTGATCTCCCATTGTGCTGATGGTGAATCTTTAAAGTCTGCCTGCCACATGCTACCATTGCCCCATGTTTGGGCACTACTGATGAAATCATCATATGCCTCTGTAACGCTGCTAGCACGCTCCAGAATACGTGGGTCAGTTACAATCTTATCAAAGACCTCTGATGGGTCTGAATATACGTTCTTGATAATGTAAGTATATGAACGACTATGGATCATTTCCATAAATCCCCAAACTTCCATACATGCTTCAAGTTCAGGTAAGGAGCAGTAAGGAATGAAAGCCATTCCAGGCCCACGACCTTGAATTGAATCAAGCATGATCTGATACTTCAGGTTGGAAGTATAGATGTGTTTCTGTTCGGGGCGAAGTGTCTGATAATCTCCACGATCTTTTTGGAGTGACACTTCTTCAGGTCTCCAGAAGTATCCCAGTTGTTGTGTTGTAAGTTTATCAAAAACAGGATACTTGTAGGAATCGTACCTCTGGACTCCCAGAGGTTTGCCAAAAAACATTGGCTGCTTTTTAGTGTTTACTTGTTCTGTATTGAAGACAGTCATGCCTTCAACAGTTTTCACGGATGCTGGTTGATCCATTGACGAAATCTTAAACTGCACAGGATTCACACTCTCCCTCCTCGGCTTGTTCTAACTCATTTAGCAAATTATCTAGTTTGGTATTGTTTTCTTCCTGAACTTCATCAGACTTAAGATCGTTTGTATTCTGATAGTAGGAAGTCTTCCAACCGTACTTATATGTAGTCAAAAAGTCTTGTGCCATCACGGACACTGGGACTTCATTATCTGGATAGTTCTCTGGATTGTAACTCCAGTTGCCAGAAATTGCTTGATCAAAGAACTTTTGCATCACAGCAACAATATTAATATAACCACGATTGGACTCCATATCCCAAAGAAGCGTATAATTGTTCTTAAGAGAATGATATTGAGGAACAATCTGCTTGAGAGGGCCCTTCTTGGATTTTTTAACGGACAGGTAGTCTCTAGGTGGTTCGATTCCGTTGGTTGCATTTGACACAACGGAACTGCTCTCCGAAGGCATCTGTGCGGACAGAGTGCTGTGTCGGAGGCCGTGCTCCAGGATAGACTGTCTAAGACCCTCCCAATCATGCTCATACTTGATACTGCTGATCTCATCTACATCCTTCTTGTATGTATCAATTGGCAAGATACCATCCGCATACTTGGTGCGACCAAACTCTTCACACCAACCCTTTTCTTTAGCAAGTTGGTTGGATGCTTTCAGCAGATAATACTGGAAGGACTCAGTAAGTCCATGAACTGCATCCCATGCCTCTTGGGAGTCATATTTGTAACCAAGCTTGGCAAGATAGTGTGCCAGTCCGATGAAACCGATTCCAAGCGATCTCCGTGCCTTTGTAGCACGCTCTGCAGCAGCAACTGGATATCCTTGATAGTCAATCAATTCTTCCAGTCCACGGACAGAAAGATCACAAAGTTCTTCCAACTCTTCGTCAGACTTGACCTTACCCACATTGATGGCAGACAGAATACACAGGGCAATCTCACCAGCAGTATCATCAATGTGGTTGATAGGATCGGTAGGCAGAGTGATCTCTTGACACAGGTTAGACATATTCACCTTATCCTTGAAGGAAGAGTGAGAGTTACAGTGGTCGATGTTCATCAGGTAAAGACGACCAGTCTCTGCTCTCTCCTTGAGAATATCAAGAATTAGTTTCTGTGCTCCGATAGTTTTTCTTGGAATAGACTCATCCGATTCATAGCCCACATAGAGATCGTCAAATGAATCAGTACCAAAAGCATCATACAAACCTGGTACGTCATGCGGTGAGAAGAGGCTAATCTCTCCATCCTTAATGAAACGTTCGTAGAAAAGTTTTGAAATCTGGATTGAGTAGTCAAGTTTTCTTACGCGATTATCTTCTGTGCCCTTATTGTTTTTAAGGACAATGATATCTTCTATCTCTTGGTGCCAGATAGGAAAGTGAACTGTAGCAGAACCACCTCTGATGCCGTTTTGTGTGCAGCATCGCACAGTTGCTTCAAACTTTTTAAGGAAGGGGACCACGCCTGTGTGTTGTACCTCTCCACCTCTGATTTTAGAATTGATACCACGGATTCTGCCTGCGTTAATGCCGATACCAGCCCTTTGTGCGACGTATCTGCCAATAGCCATATCACTGCTAAAGATACTATCGAGGGTGTCATCAACATCAACGAGAACACAAGATGCAAATTGACGAATGGGTGTTCTGACCCCTGCCATGATTGGCGTTGGGATGTTGATCCGATGCTTGGAGATTGCGTCATAATACCTCTTGACATAGGACATCCTAGTGTCCTTTGGATACTCAGCAAAGATAGTCAGAGCAATCATGATATACATCTGTTGAGGAGTCTCAAAGACTTCTCCAGATGATCTGTCCTGTACTAGGTATTTATCTACAACCTGCCTTAAACCAGCATATGTAAACAGAAAGTCACGATCATTATCAATGAAACTTTCTGCCTTCTTAATTTCTTCAATCGAATACTTAGTGAAGATATCTTTGTCATAAACATCATCATACGCAAGCTTGGTGATGTGATCGGACAGAGAAGGAAACTCTCTCATACGACCATACAACTGCTTACGAAGTGCAAACAAAAGCAATCGTGCTGCAACGAACTGATAATTAGGGTGCTCAAGGTCAATCAAGTCACTAGCCGACTTAATCAGAATTTCTTGAATCTCTGCTGTAGTAATGCCGTCATAGAATTGAATTCCAGATTTCATTTCAACTTGACTTGCAGATACTCCTGCAAGACCCTTGGTTGCTTCTTCAACCATCAGGTGCATTTTATCTAGATCAAGGGACTCAATTCTTCCATCCCGCTTTTTAACCTTGGTGCCGTTGCTCATATCTTCTTCCAGGTAGTAAATTTAAGTTTTGCTTCTAAACCAGAGTAAGTATTTAATTCTATCAAATTTTGGACATCATGTCCAGACATAACCATATCATTAATATCCTTATCATCAATGCGTTCGGGCCAGATAACTACTGACTCACCAGCATCGATGGTTTTTGAGATTCGGTTAACGATTTCTCGATTGCGTGGTTCGTTGTCATAAATCCACACAGGATTGCTAATCCCCCAGCGACTAACATCAGCATCAGCTCCGCACATAGCAATCGCATTGCGAATGAATGTGCTGTCGAATGGTCCTTCTGTAACATAGACTGGAGCATCTGTTCTGATGTTATCAAGTCCGTAGATTTTTGGTGCATCATCATTAAACATCACAGTGATATATTTAACAGACTTAGGATTTGCAAAATCCATAGATCTGCCCTGAATTCCAACTAAGTTCTTATTATAGTATAGTGGAATAATAATTCGCGGTTCATCATACTTTGTGTCATCAAAAGTATGCTTGATTCCATTTACAAACTTTTTAAAGTGTTCGGCATAATAAAAGTCATCTGGACAGAGTTTCCTTGCCGTAAGGTATCCCTCAGATCTAGCATCCTCCGAACACTTAGGAAGTTTAATCTTTGCCTTAAACTTGGGAACCTCAAACTTAAATTCAGGTTCCTCCGTAAAGAAGTTCCTGCCAGTATGGCCACTTTTAAATTTCTCCATAATATATTGCTTATGGACAGCAGGATCCACCTCCTTCAAGAAGTTGTTGAATGACATCGATGCGCCACAATTATGACACTTGAAGTTGGTATTTGCCTTCACCGCATACAAATATCCGCGTGTCTTATTTTTGTTCTTCTGTGAGTCTCCACAGATAGGACATCGGAAATTATAGAGGTTTGACTTTACTCTTTTGAATTTTGAAAGTCTTGGTGATACAAGTCCAATAAACTTGGAATCAATATGATCCATTCACAAAGGCAACCGCTGGCACTACTATAGCACTTTCTGCGGAAGATAACAAGGGTTTAACCATTTTTATTGCTTGTGGATTGGACAGTGCTACAACTGCTCCCAGTGCTCCGAGGCCAATCCAAAGTTTTCGTTCCAATAAAGATAATCGTTTACCAACGCTGTCGTGATCGCTGTCCATTTTATCACGGAGTTTGTCGATCTTATCAAACAATACTGAGTCGATTTCTTCTTGCTTCGATATTCTTTCCTCATGAACCGCTAACATGCGCGACACATTATTATTTACCTCAGCAATTTTTTCAATAGCAGAATCTAACTTAGAGACAAATGCCTCAAAATTCTCAAGTCTTTCTTCTAGTACAGCTACCTTAATTTGATCTGCCATTTTCAGATTTCCAAATCTTTCGCAATCCCTTCTGGTAAATATATTTCTTTTTCTTTCTTCTTACTGGAGGGTCATCACCTGCTTCAGCAGAACCTGCAATCTTGCCACTCGCCATTGAGTTGGTAGGAACATTCGCTCCCACAACGCCCTCTTCGCGAATTTGCTTTAATCGTTCAAACAGGTTCTTCTTTTCCATTGTAGATTTGATATAAGGACTTCATACATTCAAGATCGACCTTGATGTCATGAATAAAGGTTTTAGGATACTCTGGAAATTTATTCAAAAATATTATAAAACTCTTCATCGCAGGCCACAAATCTGAATCAATCTTAAAGAATAACATAGGAGTTGCTGCTTCGCCAAATATATTATACAGAATGATAAAGTGATTTACTAACAGGTGAGTTTTAAGCTCACCTGTATTACGATATCGTTTCAGTAGTCGTTTAATATACTTGAAATGATTTAAATCTTTTTCAAAGTCTTTTTTAGTGACTGCCTGAGGATTCTGATGATATTTGATGGCAAACAGGAGGAAGTTATCCTCATTCAGTTCATTAAAAATCATACTTTAGTTAGATTAGTTTATCAGTCGATTCCGCCATATGCGTTACCAGGTGGGAATGCAGGTGCATTACCAGTGGTGATACCAGACATTGCTACCAGAGTTTCAGACTTAACTCTGTAGTTTCCTTCAGTGTCAATGTAGGTTGTAACTCCAACCCAACCACCATGAGTCAGTGCGAATGCAGAAGATTGTGCATTATCCAGACCTTCTGATGCGACGCCATAAATGTATGAATCGTCAGCACCTACACCAGACTTCTCACTATACTTGGAATCAAGAATAGAAGACTTGGGAAGTTGACTTCCAACATAAGTTGTTCCAGCAATCGCTACACCACTCAGACCAGCAGTTGAACCAATCGTCAGAGATTCTGTACTTGCGACACTAACAACAACGGCATCACCAAAATACACATTGTCTCTAGTACCAAAGCGAATTACATCTCCTTCTTGGATTGCTCCAGTTTCACCAAAAGTGGTTCCGGATCCAGTAACTGCTCCAGTCTGATAATTAAGTGATACTGTTCCACCGCCACGGATGGAATCATTATTCCCCCAAAGTGCCATGTCTTTCTTCCGTTGAAATATTTGCTAATTATATTTATAAAAATGGGAGACCTTGAATTTAGTCTCCCAGAGTATCATTCTTCGTCTCTTGCTTTGATTGCCTTAGTGACAACCTCAAGAAGTTGATCGTCCATATCGGTCTTGGTCAGCTTAACCGCTTTACCCAAGATAACAAGACAGATCTCAACCAACTTTTCACCGAGTTCTTCGTTTTCTGGAATCTTGTTAACGGCATCAGAAATTACCTTTGAAGCTAATGGGAGTAAAAATGACAGCATGATAATCCTCAGTTAATACTAACTATATATCAACTATCAGGAGTAAATACACCCTTATTAAAAGTACCCCACTTACCTTTGTGGGTTCCACGCATACCCTTACCCTTTCCTCTAGCAGTTTCTATATCTTTAATAAACTTACCATACTTTTTGCGTTTGTCATCTTTAGCAAACTGCTTCTTCTCTTTGTCATCTCTAGCATACTTTGCTGAACGACCAGCGTCAGTATTGCTATAAATTTCATTGACTTTTTCTTTCCCTTGGCAATGTGCTCTCTGAGAAAAACCTTTTGGATTATCGCAGTCAATTGATTTTTTATACTTAGCAGACCACCCTTCACTCTTGATGCCACCAATACGATCAATAGCACGACCTAAAGCACGGCCAATCTTGTCACGCTTACGATCTTTTGGTTTTGAAACAGAAGAACTGCCTTTCTGACGCTTGGCATAGTCCATATAAGACTCACCCTTGCGAAGTTTCTTAGGATCTGGTTTAGCAGTTGGTTTAGAACTTCCTGCACGATCTTCACGGGCACGGGCTTTATTACCAGCACCACTAATCTGTGCATCTTTCTTGGGGTCTGGGTGCCAATAATCACCAGCCTCCTTAACTTCCACTTTACTAGGAAGACCTTTATGCTTTGTTGATGCAAAGTCTTTTGCATCTTTTTTCTTCATTGATGCTGCTGCTTGAGCAACTTCAGGAGAAGGTGCTGCCATCTCCCCCTTCTTCACGGCATGGACCATACCCATAAACCGTTGTTGTGCTTTTGATACTGCTGGCATTACTTTTTCTTCGTATCTATGATAGCACCCTTTCCATACTTGGATTGGATTTGTGCTTTTACAATGTCAATTGCTTTAGAAGTACTTGGTGCTTTCTTTGAATTAGTAGCGACATTTTTAGCAGGACGACGATAATCTACATTACCATCAACACCACCACGCTCTTGACGCATATCCCTCAAACGATCTTCTGCAGACTCACCCATTGCCTTAGCAGGTTGAGCCGCACCAGGTTTTTCTTTACTGAGTTGTTGTGCTCTCTTCATAGCAATCATTCTATCAATTCTTGCTTTTTTCTTTTGGAGCATCAGTTCCTGAGGAGACATTGATGCCTCTTCACTGGTCATTCCAAGAACAGATGGTTTGGTCTTCTTGGTAATCTTGTCATGTGCCTTGATTGAATGTGCTTCGTGATCAGCATAAGACTTTCCAGCAGATGGCCCAAGTCTACCAGGAGACTTTGCCTTGCTTCCTGCCTTTTTTTCTGCTGCCCTTTCTTTAGCAGCAGCTTTTCTCATTGCAGCATCTGCACCATACACACCTTCGCCAACTAATTCCTCACCAATCTTCTCTTTACGACCCACACCAGCACCTCTATAGGTGGTTGGTTTCTTTTCTACAGGACCTCTACCAGACTTATATCCTGCTTTAGCAATTTTCCTAATTTTATCAATCTTTGATTGAATACTTGATTTTGCCTTACCAGGTGCTGCTTGAACTGCTGCCTTTGCTTTTGCTGCTTGACCGACTGCACGACCAGCACCAAAAATTGCTTTCTTAGCAGCAGACTTAACTCTATCCTTCAAGGATTTTTTAGGTGCTTCTCCCTTGTTCTTTTCTGCAGCTGCCTTTGATGCTGCTACTGCAGAATCATAGTAACCCTCATCCAGAGTATTCAGTGCAGACTCAATACCAAACTCAACATCATCCTCAGAAAATCCTTCTTGAATCAGTTCATCATACACACTTTCGATGACATAATCCATCTCATCGATTTCAATCTGCTCAAGCAGAGTTCCACCCATTTCCTCAACTGCTTCTCCCAGTTTAGGATTAATAACTACTTTATTGTTGACTTTCTTTTCTTTAATTGGTTTATCATTCTCATCATTGATAACTTCAGACAGTGACTCTCTTTCTTCTTTGAGTCTCTTCTTCATCGCATTACCAATAGCCTTGCGACGCTTATGGAGATACTTGTCAGACTTATCAGTATCACCATCATTATCGATGTCAGCATCTTCTTGACCTACGGGGTCAAGTTTTTCATCAACATACTTCTTCTTTGGATATTCTGGATGATCGTCCATCTTCTTACCATGCTTCTTCTCAAGTGCTGCTTTCTTCTCAGCAGTCTTCTTCTTGATACGCTCAGCAGCAGACATTTGATCTGCCTTGGAGATGCCAGTTACAGCGCCAAGTTTCTCCGCAGGTTTACCAGGAACATACGACTCTGCTACGTTCTCTAAGTATACCTTGGAAATATCATTCAAAGGATTGGTTGACATTGTTCTACTTTTTTTTCTTATACTTATTTATGAAGTTCTTAATCTCCTGAGTTCCTGTCATATGCATTGCATATTGACGATAAGAATCAGTTCCAACTTCTCTCCGATCAGCAGAAACACCTGAGGGGCCAGGATAGTTTTGAACTGCTTCCATCACATCACGGATCCAAGATTTGAACATTACATTCTCTTTGGTTACACAAATCAAGTGATTTGTTCCTCTGCGAACAATCTCACCAATCAAACCAGTGTTCATGTTTTCAACAATATCACCAATGCGATAAATCAAACCATTTACATATTGCTCACGAAGTCCTTTCGCATCAAACTTAGGAGCAATCTCCCACATCTCCGCGACTTCTTTCTTCTTCTTAATCTTCATTCCAGAACGAACTGCATCAAATAATGCTTGAGTATCGCCATCATCCAGTTCTTTTGGAGTACCGAGACGGAAAGCATCAAAGTCACCATCAACAACAGCCTTTCTCATCTTAGATGCAGACATACCCTCAACACCTTCAGCATCAGCATCTCTTACACCAGCAGAGATTACACGAATGTTCTCAAAGTCATAGAGTTCTCCATTATATTTGGTTGCCAGATTTTCAAACTCTGCCTGACGATCAGAACCAACAATAATGTTAACACTCGTATATCCTTGCTCACTTGCAATAGTAAGAACATTAAAGATAGATCTCATATCACCATCATTCACAATATTCTCTGAGTAATCAGGGAACATTTTCTTCATATACGAAATCTTCATATCAGGATCAAGTGGATTCTTCTTAGAATCCTGCGTTCTTGAAGGATAGATTTTAAGATCTCCACCAGCAGATGCTTTCTTCGCAGCACTCAATAGTTTTCCATGGCCAACAGTAGGTGGATTAAAACGACCAAAAGCAACAGTCAAAGTATCTGCTTGAGTTTCTGTTTCTTGGTCTTGTGGTGTTGCTGCCTTCTTTGTTGGTTCTTGCTCTTTTGTTGGTGGTTTAGTTTGAGTTCCTGTTGGTTGTTGGTTTGCAGAAGTTCTTACTTGCTTAGGATCTTGCTCACCTGGTTTCTGACTTTGATTAAAGAACTTGAGTTTTCCATCTTCAGTCTTCGCAACAAATTCTCCACGGCTATCTAACCAACCACCGTGGCCATCACTCTTAAGGTTTAACTTCTTCGCCTGCATACTTGCCTGCGATTGTGCCTCACTTAAAAATTGGAAAAAACTTTTCATCTATATTGTTAGTCCTTATACTATATTTAGTGTTTTTACTTCCACCTATCTGGACCAAATGTTTTTTTCGCTGCTTCTTTCTTGTAGAGAGCAGCAAAACTATTCTTCTTAACAGACATAAACACTTGGAACTGAGGTTCTCCTGTAAGGGCACCTTTATATCTTACTTCAAGCATAACCACACTGATTGGTTTTCCTGGTTTTCCAATCAACATTTCATAAAATAATTTAGCAGCTGTTGCAGTTGCCTCAAAAGCATGTGGTTTATCTTTTTGCTGAACAAGTCTATAAGCACTTTGATCTGGGTCAGAAAATATCTTTCTAAAAATTTCTGACGTTAATCTACCTTCCTTTTCTAGTGGAGGTTTGACTTCAAATATCTGGCCATTTTTATAATCACCTTCTCCAGTTAAAAGGCTGAAGTGAAATGCAGCGTCTGCCAAATAAGTATCAAGATTGATTTTAAATATGGTGTCTAAAAATTCTTTGAAGAACTCCTCATTATTATCAAAGTATTTAATAAAAACCCTATCCATTTCCTGGAAATAGATATTTGGATTAACTCTATACTTTCCCTGTCCACGAAGCATTTCACTTTTTTCAGTTCTGTTCGTAAATTCATTATTACATGCTTTTAATACTTCCTTTACGGGCATCTTATTAATATCCTTACCCTTATAAGAAGTGTTGCCAACTTTTACCTTGAGTGCTCCTCTAAAAAATTCAAGTTTTTTATCTTCAATTTTTCTATGTTCTCCCGCAGGAATACTTTTTGTAAGAAATCCTTTAGCACCATATGCGGGTTTATTTAAAAGAGTTGGTTCTGGTTCTCCAATACCTCTTTTCTTCAAACTCAAACCCCAATAATGAGTTGCCTCATGACTTCCTTTGGTTTGAAATTTAACAATAATATCGGATGAGTTATAGTTCTGAATAGTCTTTGGTCCAACATTAAACTTCTTGATTTCAGATGCCCATTTTGTACCAGTCTGCCAGACAGTTTCAACATTTGCAGTTCCAATCTCATCAATAACATAATTTGAAACAGATACTGCTTTCGCTAAATTTACAAGATCGGGTTCAGTCTGATCACTATCAGTGTAAAAACCATTAAGACCTGCAGCACCTTCAATCTTACTAGCTTTCTTATACAAAGTATCTACTATTGCTTTATATTCATCTACGGCATTCTTTTTATTGTTTATCTTTTTATAATCAACATAAATTTTTTCTTGTATGAGAACTGCTGTCATTAACTCATGAGGGTCCTCTCTCTTTCCTGCAGACCCATTAGACATACCCTTTGATTGAAGGAGAATAGTAATGGCGGCTCTGTTCTTTCCTTCTTCGGTTGCCTTGATTATATAAGACTTAATTCCAGTTCCAGCAACAACTTGCTCGTCATAGGTGAAAGTATATGCAACTTTCGGTGGAACTTCTTCTACTATTGCTTTCTCTAATTCGGATTGTCTTCCTTCAATATATGACTTGAATTGACCTCTCAACCAATCACGTTCCGTTTTAGATCTAATCCTAGGTTTCAAGACAACTGTTGAGCCACTCTTAGCAAAGATCATATCTTCGGATTTATCACTCCACGCATCAATTTCTCTATCACCACCCGGTATAGATGTGCTAGAAAAAAACCTACTAAGATCCCCAAAGATCTTCTTGGAATTATTTACTACAGTCTGTGCGGCGGACATGCATGAATACTTTCTAAGTATTTAGAATGGAGTTAAGGAGACTCGAACTCCTGACATCCTGCTTGCAAAGCAGGCGCTCTACCAACTGAGCTATAACCCCGAACAAAGACATTATAAAACCCACTCAACACAATGTCAAGTGGGTAATGTCAACTTCCCAAGCAGTTTATTTATCAGTCACACATGATACCAAGGATTCTTTCAATCTCTTCTGCAGTGAAAAGACCAGTTGCTTCCAGTTCTTCCTTCTTCAGATTTGCCTTGCGACGTTTCTTCTCAATTTGCTTACGAGTAACAACTTCTCCTTTGCCACGATTGGCATCAGGATCATAATTACTAGGAGGAGTATAGTTACTTCCAAAAGATTTGATGTTAGCTCTTACACGGGCAGTATGTTGCTTATTGCTAGTGCGCCGTGAATCTTCAGCAACATTCTCAACTTCTTGAGGAGCATAAACTTGATTATATGCTTCTTGAAGACCTCTAATCTCTTCGTAGTTCATTTTTATAAAGACTTTTCAAATATTTATAAAAAAAGACCCCCGATTAGGGAGTCTCAGATTCTTCTTTCTTTTTGTTGAATCCAAAAGGAAGAGTTTCTTCAAGTTTCAGTTTGAGAGCAACACCACCAACTGCTTCCATTACTTTCAGAACATCTTCTGGTTTAGCATCTTCACCCAGTTCTTTGGCAACATACCAATACTTAGGCCAAAACTCTTCTCCTGCCCTTTGGTAATCCTCAAGCGTCAGTAGTTTCATTCTTTAATTCCTCTTCAATTTGTTTATCAAGTTCCACAATCAAATTTCTAATGTCAGAGATTCTTTGTGGGCAGCAAGTTGGGTCAAGTGTATAACCTTTTTGCTCAATAAACAATGCTTGCCTTAGACCAGCAGCTTGTCTTACATCAATTTCAAGTTTGATCACAGGTCTCCCTCCTTACGATTTTCAGAATAGTGAACATCAAAACTACCACCAGGGTAGCGTGCTTCTAGTTTATCAACATTCATCTCAATGACTTCATCAAAGGTGGTGTCAAGTGCCATACATGCTTGAGCAAGATACCAACAGATATCACCTAATTCCCGCTTCATATGAAAGACATTCTCTTCACTGTAAGGTTTGCCTTGAAAGACAATCTTCTTAACAACCTCAGTGAACTCGCCAGACTCTGCAGTCAAACCGAGTGCAGCAGTCAGAAGTTGAGTAACATTAGCACCATTGGCTTCCAGTTCAGTCAATCGTGATGACAGAGCAGGATACTCAAGACTAGGAGTGCTAGTCACGCCATGGACAAACTCAAGGTATTTATCAGTGTCAACTTTTTGGGTCATAATTTCAAAACTTGAATCCTTCAAAAGATTTTTTTGGTTTGCGTTCTTCAAAATCATACTCTTCTTCTTTGCCTTTGTCAAGAACATCATCTTGTGCTGACTGCTCACAATCATACAGTCTCATTTTAGCACGATCAATACCAACAATAAATCTCTTATGGATTGTTGGATCGTTGTAGCGATTCTTCAACTGCTTTACCATAATTTGTCCCAAGTCTTCAAGCTCATCTGTAGAAATAAGGGCAAACATAAGATCAGCAGTAGCAGGCAACCCAAAGGACTCAGAAGTATCAGTAATGTCAACGTCAGAGCTACCATAACCGCTGCGAGTGGTCTGCGTGGCAGAAACGATAGGGACGTTTGCTTCAACAGCCAATCCTCGAAGCTCTTCAGCAATTGCTTTGATATAAGAATATGAATTGACAGTGCTATTTCCGCGATACCGTTCGGAAGCACATATATTAAGGTAATCAATGAAAATAATATCAGGTCTAAATGATTTCTTAAGTGCAAGTTCATTAAGAAGTGACTTAAAGTGTCCACTGTGTGCGCTCGCTGTAGGGTACTCTTTAATAATTAACTGACCTTGAGTTTTCTTTGCAAGGTTTGTTACTTTATTTTCAAACATCACCTTTGGGAGATCAGTTATCTCTTGGATAGGGACGTTGAGAAGATTAGCATCAATTCTTTCTGCAATCTTTTCTTCAGCCATTTCCATCGTGATGTATAATACATTGTTTCCGCTGAGGAGAGCCCCAGATGCGACATGACACATAAACAAAGATTTACCGACACCAGTGCCAGCGAGAGCAATGTTAAGCGTTTTATTCGGTAGACCACCTTTGGTAATTTTGTTGAAATATTCAAGGTCAAATTCGATCTTGTCTTCTTTGCGGTGGTATGTCTCATATCTTGCCTCATAATCAAGAAGATAGTCGTGTCCAATGTGAGTGTCAAAGGAGACCGCCAGAGCGTCTGAGAGGATGCTTGGGATAGCATCACGGTCCTTCTTCTCATCTTTACCATCAGCAAGTGCGATGGACTCCATAAGTGCCAGATAGATAGCACGGTCCCTACACCACTTCTCTGTAGTATCACATAACCAATCAAAATCTGTAGGGACATCCTCAAGATAACTGATAAGTTTTGTTATCTCTTTAAAAGAAGAGTCGTTGATGTCAGATCTCTTTTCAGTTTCAATACAAAGAACTTCTTTCGTTGCAGGTTGATTATACTCCTGAACAAAACTAGAAACTTCTTCAAATACAGTTCTCTGAATGGGATCTTCAAAGTAGTCGGCTTTAATAAAAGGAACTACCTTACGAAGATACTCTTCATTATAGATTAGATTACGAAGAATCAGAATTTCAACTTTGTCCATGCGGAATATCAAAAACGAATGTTATCCTTGTTTCATCACCGACATTCACCGTGCCGTGAGGAAGTTTATTGTTGAACCAAAGAAGAGTTCCTGGTTCAACGATGACAGTTTCTTTGCCGCAGAAATATTGATATCTTCCAAGTATAGAAAGATGATACCTGTTTCTGCTCAGGTAATAAGTACCTTCATCAATATGAGCACCTACAATCTCATCTACAGGAAGTGAAAGAAAACCGCACCGATGAATATCCGCATTCTTAAACTGTTTGCGTATGATCTTTCTGATTTCACTGTGATGAGCATAGGCTGGAGTTTTAATATTGATCTCCGAGTCTCCCACAAAATCATCTTTGTGTTTGACACCACCTATTATAAGTTGAAGTGCGCTGACTGGCAAGTCTGCGAATCCCCTATCAACTAAGGATTGGGATCCTTCCAGAGTTTTCTGGTGATCCCAATCCTGTGGATATTTCTTCAGTTGTTGTACTACTTTACTTACATTGATTCCAGTTTTTAGAATCTTAATCATAGACCATAACTAAACTCTTCACGGGCAACTTCATCCAACTTCTCCATCACCTCAGGAGTAAAGTAGACTTCTGGATCTTTGAGGATTGCTTTGGCATAGACTTTCTTAGTCTCACCATCAACAGTCATCTCATAACGACCTGCCACATTTTTCCAGAGACCACCAATCTCTCCCAGTTCAAGAAGGCCATAATATCGATCAAGACCACGCTCATCGTAATAAAGACGCACCGTAACATCCTTGTTCTCCTTGCTCAGACGCGACTTAGCAGTCTTTGCCTTGATAAGGTTTCCAACGATTTCTGTTCCATCCTTTTCTTTCTTCTTGCTGAGATAGATGATTGTAGATGCAGCATACTTGAGTCCACTGCCTCCACCCATTTCTTTTGTAGGGACATAAGCACCAATGACATCGTAGGTATGGTTGGTAACGATCATAGGAATGTTTGCTTGTCCCAGTTTCAGAGTCAGCATTCTGAATGCACCTTTGACCAGTTGGGATTTGGTCATGTCACGAACTTGTTTGTCGTTAAGTGCGTCAGTGATCTCCTTTTCTGTGGAAAGCATACCCAGAGAGTCTAACACAAACATACAAGGTTTGCGTTCTTCTTCAGGTTTTTTTAAATATATATCTACCGCTTTGAGCGCCTTACTGCGAAACTCTTCAATTGTAACAACATTAATAACAACAAGACGAGAAGTATCGATGCCACGGGATTCTATGAGCGATTTATTAATAGCTGCCTCAGTATCAAAGTAGAGACAATACCCATCGGGATTGGAATCAAGAAAATTCTTAACAACGGCGAGACTGAAGAAAGTTTTTCCAGTGCTAGATTCTCCAGCAATAGCAGTAATCTTATTCCCAGATACACCACCAAAAATGGAACCTGAACAAAGTCCGTTAAAAATATACGAACCCGTGTCCACATAAGACTCCGTTTCATCAATATCAGATGCGAGTTTTGTGAAATCATCACCAATCTCTTTTACAATATCTTTCAAAAAGTCCATCAAGCAACCATCCCGTATTGTTCACGAAGAATTTTTTTATAAGAACCATTAGGAAATTGTTCCCTAATTTCTTTGATAGTATTAAGTTTTTGATAGAGTGCTGCATCTCCACCGAGGCGAAGAGCACTCACAATAGTTTTAAGTTCTTTGTCGTTAATAGGAAGTTCCATTAATTCCAGCGTAAAGTTTTTAGATAATCAAGAACATTTTTTCTTACATCCATTAGCTCATGGTAACATTTCTGGTTATGAGCACACTGTCGAAGAGCAGGATCTGGTTTATGCACAGATTCAATGAATATATCAAGTCCGCGATTCCATTTATCTTTTTTAGATTCCCCGTCATCAATTGTATATTGGTCTTTCATAAGAAGAATGATTCCAAAGTATTAGTTTTTTCTACAGACCATCCAATGGCATCGAGAATTGCTTTCAGTGGTTCTAGAAAAGCTTTCTCAAATTGTAAGTCATAGTCAATATATTTGTCAAGATTTAGTTCCTTAGGAAACTCTTGAATAAAAGAAATAATATTTTCATGAATAATGTTTGGTTTTTTCAAATAACAGAATTTAATTTTTTCACCATTCTGGATAAGTGAGTATTTGTTGTCGAGTTTGTTTTGTTTAATGTAATGATTAAACAAAAGAGCCCCACGAATATGTATGGGAGTTCCCTTGATGTAAATATCCGAATGAGACCTATACTTTGCAACATCAGATGCAGAACGTGGAAATGAAATTTGTTCTGGTGGGAGTGATTTAAATTGTTTCCTTGAATTTTCAATGAAGTCAATTACATCATCTTCAGTTGCAGTCATCAAAAGTTTAAAGGCATCCTTAAGCATCTTTCTACAAGGCGCTGGTGTAGATGACTTTACAGATTCAATACCCATCACCTTGAGTTTTGGTTCCGAATATTGAACACCTTCACTATTATGAACATTGAGAATGTATCGCTTCTTCGCAGTCCAGATACCACGGTCAGCAATATTTTCACGCTTCATTTGCATTTTTTGTTCATATGCCGAAACGTAATTCGCAAGTTCCTGATAAGATTGTTCGATGAATGGTTCCAACTTGTCTTGGCAGATCTTATCAAGTAAGGAAACAATCGCTGCTTTATCGTCAGACTTATTACTAAAAAATTTAGCAATAAGAGGTTCAAGATTAAGATAGATTGAATCAGTGTCGGATGCGATGACATAATCTACGCTCTCCGTTTGCAAAAGGTTATTTAGATACTTATTCATTTTTCCTTCAATCCATCGGATACTTACTTGTCCCGACAGGGTGATTGCCTCTGCATTTGCTAGTTTGTAATAGCGGAAATATTGGTTACCAATAGCACCATAAGCAGAGTTAAGAGAAATCTTCTTCGCCATTTGAATGTTGTTACATCTGGCGATCTCCTTTTCAAGTGCCTTAGTAGGCGTCTTCTCATACTGCTGTTTGGCTTGAAGCATTCGCTTCTTGAAGATAACACGGTCGCCATACATCTTCTCCATCAACTCAGGCAAGAACCCACGGACATCCTTACGGTACATTGCACCATTGGCACACACCGCATTGTCCTTATACATCTCAAAATTTATCTCCTCATTAAGGATTCGGTCAACCGTAGCCGTTGGGTGTCGTTCGTCCAGTAGTGTCTCTGGTGAGATGTTATACTGCATAATGAGATGAGGATAAAGAGAGTTGAGGTCAAAAGACACAACCCAATCATACTTTCCTGGAATCGGTTCCTTGACATAGGCACCTGCGTACTTTTCGTTTTTGTCAGAACGAATCTTTGGGGGAATAACAATGTCACGTTTCTTTAGATAATTGTAAATAATGTTGTCCCACATCCGAACTTGGTAGAAGACATCATTATAGTTGACTTTAGCATCATATGCCATCGTGAGCGCAAGCTCAATCAACTTCATTTTATCTTCCAGTCGGTCAACAAGTTCTACGTCAACGATGTTGTACTCGATGAACTTTTGCCACCCGTGGGTATAGAAATCTTTAAAGGTATCAAATTCACTATGGTCAAGTTTCTTCTGACCAAGTTCTACCTCAGCTATGTAGTCTAGGCGATATGATTCTTGTGCCTTGTAAGTAAACTTCTTATACAAGTCCAGATAGTCAAGAACAGAGCATCCACCAACATCAAAGACGCTGTGCTCTCTACCCTTGATAAACTTCTTTGATTCAGTCACAAGACCCCAAGGGGACATACGCTTCATCAACTTCTCTCCAAGCACCCTGTTGAGGCGCTTACAGATGTATGGGATATCATACAGTTCACAGTTCCAACCTGTAATCACATCGGGCACATCAACCATCCAGTAGTTGATGAAGTGACTTAAGAGTTCCTGCTCTGTAGGGCAGTGATAGTAAGTTACATTCTTCTGGGTGTTGTGAAATGGTTTCACACCCCAGGTCTTGATTTCTTTGGTATTGTAGTCCTGAATAGTAATTGCAAGAATCTCTTCCGATGCAGACTCTACATCTGGGAATCCTTGTTCAGATGATACCTCAATATCAATTGTAACAAGTTTGATTTGGCCAATGTCGAACTTGATTTCTTCTTCAGGATGTTTTTCAGAAATATATTGGTAGATATATCGGTCATTCCCATAGATTTCAAATCCATCAACATCTTCGTATTTTTTGTAGAAGTCACGACAATCCCGAACTGTGCCTGGATGAATAGGTTCTACTTGTTCACCACTTAATGTCCGATACTTGGTATCCTTCTTCGATTTTACATAAAGAGTAGGAAAAAACTCATCTCTGTGTTCATACCTCCTCCCATTCTCAACACCACGAACAAGGAACTGGTTCCCAATCATTTGGACATTCGTGTAAAATTTCATCCGTCAGTTAAGTCCTCGTATTTTTCAAGCAGGGTGGGCGTGGGGTCTGTCAGAGTTAAGATTTTATCAGAACTCATCATAAAAGTATCTGCCCTTGTGACATTAAGTAACCAGGGCTCTAGCATTCCTTCTTTGGTGACGACATATGGATCTACCAACTTACAATCAGGTTCTCCAATATCAGCACCAACTTCTTCAATCTGACTGATCAGAATCTGATTCGTCGTCAACACTAGAATCTTGATCAGTTTCGGTTCGTTTGCCATATTCCAGAATGTCCTCTACATAAAGTTTAGTAAGTTTGTCAATGGGTTCCACCATAGTAACAATCCATTCCATAGTGATTGGAATTACAGGATCTTTTGAAAGAGGAACCCATGGATAGAATTTGATCTGATATGCGTTCTTTCGTTTTTCTTCAGTCGTTTCATCATCCTCAACTGGAGTATAGTTAGCCATTTTAACTACACACGGTCTATTGAGAAAATATCCAACGACTTTATCTTCAACAACCATCTCTTGAACATCTGCGACGAGATCTTCTCCAGACTTCAGAACCAACAATTTAATAGTCATAGTCAGTATTTACCTCTGAGCATTCTAACAATAAAAAAGAGGGGCGTCAACTGGATTTGGCCAGTTGCCCCTCCGTCTGCGACGACGATATTCAATACTATTTAGAACCAATCCTTACGCTGATGATGCTGCGGAACAATTCTACCAAGAGTAATAGTCAAAAGCCCATCCTCAAAAGTAACTGATCTAACTTCCGTCTCGTCACTGAGGGTCCATGCTCTAGTGAAAGATCTTTGAGCCACTCCTCTATGGACATATTCTGTTCCAGTTTCTCCGTCTTCCCTTTGTCCTTCGACAAAGAGTTTTCCATCTTGTGTGTAGACATTTACTTGTTTCTTTTTGAATCCAGCAAGTGCTAGTTCCAGTCTAGACTCAACATTACTGACTGTCACTAGGTTGTATGGAGGATAACTAGCAGTTGTTTCGTGGAGGTCAAACACCCTGCTAAGGTAATCGTCCATACCAATACTATTCCTATTTATCTTTTCAAGCAACTTTGGCAAATCGGCTGCATGAAACTTCTGAAGGTTTCCCATTTGTACTTCTCCTTTTAAAGCGAGATTTGATTGTGTGGACCCCGAAGGCATCCGATATATTTATAGCATAAAACAAAAAAAGGAGATACGGTAAGAACCGTACCTCCTTATAGGGGTTTCCGACTTTTGAAGCGACCGCACGAAAGATCGCAGTATTATTTATTCGGTTTCCTGGGTCTTTCCTTTCTTACCAATATTATATTTCTGCTCCAGAACCCAATCTGCTTTATCCTTGTATGCCAAGACTTTGATTTGATTCAGAGGTGCAATATCAAGAACAAAATCTTCCTTGACAATACCAATCAGGCCCCAATCAGCAAGAAGACGCACAATACGATTACGTCTCTGAACATCATTCACAGTTAGGTTGGCGTGCTTACCATCCAGGGCAAACAGTTCCTTAAAGTGGACGATGAAATACCTGCCCTGCTTGTGTAGGATATGGCAAGACTGATAGAGCTTCTTCTCTTTGCGGGATGCTACTCCAATACGGGTCAGTGTCTCACGGACTTTCAGGAAGTCATCAGGTTCATTCAAAATCACTTCGATCATTTGGTCCTGAGACCACTGTACCGTAGGTTCAACAGTACTCATTTTGTTCCTCCAGTGTCAAGTCGTTTTTTAATAAAGTTAAGTTGTTCTTGTGTAAGAATTTTCAGAGCCTGAGATGCCTTCTCGTTACTATAGCCATAGTATTGTTTGACACATTCTAAATCCTGGACTTTATCCTTTCGGAGCCAAGGAGAGAATCTCTTTCTTTTCCTCAGACTATTTAGATAAAATGAATATTGCATATCTTTGTCAATGTGATGGTGGAGGTTCATCTCATTGGCAAACATAATACAGTCAAGGTGCCCAGAGAGACAACGATTGACAATGTATGGGGGGTATTGTTTAACGATATCGGGGTTTTCTTTAATAAGGTTTTCCTTATTAAAGTTTATTGAGTTCAACCAGTCTTTGAGTTCCATTATCTAATAATTTGAATGTCATCATCTTCTGTCCAGAGTTCAACCTTGGTCCTGAACCGACCTTCTTGCTTGAGTTTCTCATATCGCTTGGTTGCTTTCTTCTTCCACCAAGCAATGATGTTCTCCAGATAGAACTTGTCCCAGTTAGGGCCACGAACCAGTTCATCTTGCTCTTCCATAATCACTTCACGGACATTTGAATATCCATAGTCAGAGATATAGAACCTCTTCTTCTGAGTAAGTCCGAATGCCATATTGATGACATCATTAAACTCTTTCAGTTTGTCCTCATCCTGCAGAGAGTTCTTGATGATGGAGATCATCTTAGTCTGGCGTTTCATCTTCTTAGAAGACGCTCTGTTGTCCGTCAGAGGCGTATTGTTGTTCAACAGGGTAAATCGGTCGTGGAGACGGTGAAAGACCTCCTCATGGAGCAGAGGGAGGAACTTACTCTCCGTAAGACCCTTGTACCTCATAAAGGGTTTGAGGCCATCATATTGTGAGGCATCGGTAGTAGACCCGTAGAGAGATGTTGTCTCAAAGAGAGCAATGTCCTTCTCAAAAACTTGATTGAGCGTCTCACGGGCATAGTGGGAGCAGCACAGGAGTGCCAACAGTTTGCCACCAAGATAGTTGTATCCAAAAGGTTGTGATGGGACAATCACAAATCCCATCGCAGCATGGCGATTGAATACAGATAGATTAGGTGCCTTACCCAACCACAGGTTTCTAGGCTTCGAATTAATAGTAGGAGAACCAAAGCGAATGAATCCAAGACACCGTTGAGTATTCTTTTCAAAGATCATCCAACGAAGTTCTCTGCCAGGAATATTGCTTTCGTTGTTATGTGAAGAAACTGCCCTCAACAGATTGCCATAGTGTTCTTGTGGTACTGCCTGTTGAAAGCGAGCACCAACAAACTTAATATCAAACTCCATCTCATTGGGATGAATATCTTCATTGAAGAACTCATCCTGAAGTGGAGTAAGTTGACTTGTCTGAGAGATGACTTCTTTTTTCACATAACGAAGGTAATCCTCAATAGAGGAAAAGTTTTTGAAGTAATCAATAAATTCATTTGCTGCCCATACAGCATCATCCTCAGATACAATCATCATAAAATAAGTTTCTTACTTGGAGTTTCAATTGGGGAAAAGATCTTCTTATAATTGTCTACGATCTCTTCTCTTGTGTCAATCAGATAAACAATATACTGCTTATCAACTTTAATACTCTCATCTTCTTTTGAGAGAACTGACCAAGGTGCAAATCCAATCTGGCCTTGAGCACTAGGAACTGCTACAAGAGGATTTTGAACTACAACATAGTCATTGGTTTCTTCAACCAGAGTGAAGATTACTTCTTCACCAGTGTTCATTCGTAATACCTTAATGTCCATAATCAATAAAATTTAGATTCATTTTCGAGTGTTGAGTGGAGAAGAACTCCATCAACTTTATTAAGTAGTTCCTGCATACCACTATGTAGTAGACGATATCCAGTTCCAACATATAACTGACCAAACACAACTGCGACTGTAGCAGTTCCCCAGAAATAATAGTAGAACCTAGACTTGACTTGGGCCTTTAGTTTCCTTTTTTTCATTATAAGTAATAATAATTTGTTTTGATGCGATTCCTTGGGAGTTTAAGGTTTCTTTGTACTCAACTCTACCGCCAAGAAGTTGGACTGCATCGCGGAGATTGTTTGAGGCAACGATTTGATCTGCTTGTTCTTGAGTAATCCTATACATTAGTAAGTTTGTCAATGTACTGATAAATCAAACTCCACCCAAATTCATAGGTGTCACCATTCTCATCTTGAAGAAAGAATGGAATGTTTGGGTGGAAGTATTTAGCCCGATAATAATGGTTGATTACATTATAGTCATCATCCACACACCGTTCGTGTTCTAGTTGTTCTTCCGTCATTTGAATTCACACTCCACCATAAGTTCAGTCAGGCAAGCAAGCATGTTTATTTCTTGATCTGCCACAAATGCCATTTGATACTGATACTTAGCAAGAGTAAGAACAGCAGCAGGAATACTACTCGGAGCCATGGAATCATAACAAGCATCGTAAATACGACGCAGAAGTACAGAAGTATCATTGTCCAAATTATTGACGACCCACTTACGTACCTCAGGAAAGTCCTTTTCCTTAAGTTTCTTAACCAAGTCATTGACCTTGACATCAGAGAATGTAGCGAGGATACCTGCATCAATTTTACCTCCAGCAGAATATCGTTGACACTCATTTAAAACACGACGCCAGTCTGGGAAGTGCTTATTAATGAGTTCTACCAGGACCTTGTTATCATATTCAACACCTTCTGTATCCAGGATTTGTTGGATGCGTTGAAAGAAGGATGCCGCAAGTTTTGGTTTGCTCTTAGAGTTACTGGAGAAATCGATACAGGCACATCGGGAGTGGAGTGGCTCAATGATTTTGTTTTTGAAGTTGCAGGTGAAGATGAACCTGCAGTTGCCACTAAACTCCTCAGTAAACGCCCGTAGGAGGAGTTGTACATCATTGGTTGTGTTATCTGCCTCATCAATGATGATGACTTTGTGTTTAGCAGTTGACGCAAGCGAGACGGTCGAAGCGAAGTTCTTCGCAGTGTTTCGGACAGTATCCAAGAATCGACCTTCGTCGGATCCGTTGATGACATAAACATCTACTCCAAGTTCATTACAAAGTGCTTTTGCGACAGTGGTTTTACCACATCCAGCGGGCCCAGCCAGAAGTAAATTAGGTACTTCACCTTTATGTAGGAAGTCTTGAAAAGTCTTCTTGATATTCTCTGGGAGAATACAATCTTCAATAGTTTTGGGTCGATACTTTTCTACCCAAAGAAATTCGTCACGCATGATAAAAAAATAAAATCAGTAGGTCTTCTTGATTGCCAAGAGAGTCTCAAGGGGAATCCATGCAGGATTCTCATCAGCAAACTGCACTTGAACTTCAGTAATCACTCGTTCAAGATGTTTACTATACATTTGCCTGGTGTTCAATACAGGACTTAGAGGATTTTCTACACCCATTCTGGTTTACGCTCAGGAATACGAAGGTAATTATCGCACACCCACGGTTTAGATGCAATATACATCTTGTAAGCCGTGAAGGTATCAATACTGGTATCAAGTTTATATTCATCAGGCATTGCCCTTGCAAAGGGTGTTACCTCATCAAGATTTCCCTCTGGAAACAACCTGAGTGCTTCTACAAGGGTCTTGTAGCAAGAATGTACCTTATCATACCTGAGAGTGTACTCATGGCACATATGAAGACCGTGCTTGATTAACCAGTAAGAATTATGAATGCTCTCCGCAGCCCACTTAGTGCAAGGATGATTGCGGAATGCACCTTTTTCAGTTTTGTATGGTTGGCCATCAAGGCGATGGAGTTCACCATATCCATGTCCCCATTTGTCTGATGCAACGATAGATAGCATCTGACAGCACTCAAGAGGCATCTTGACAATATGCTTGTCGGGCAATACTTGAGCAGACTCCTTAGGAGATAAACAAGTTGCGAAGATGTTCATGATAAAAGTTTGCTAATGCTGATAGCAAGAAGGAATGATAACATTATAACCACATCCCAAGACTTTGTGCGGACAAAGTAAGGGATTGAAATAAAGTCGGCAATGAAGTTGATGATAACTCCTGCCAACACATTTACATGGAGAATAATGAAGTAGGCAACAATGACTCCAATGCTGCCTATGATTCTGAGGGGAATATCAACCGAAACTTGAGTCGGGTTCCAACGCGATGTAATAAGTGAGTTCATGATTCTTACTTTCAAAGCGGGAGAGTAGTTTTTTAGATACAACAACTTCATAAGTTCCAGGGAGAATCTTGATGTTCTCTACTTTAAAGTTAAAGCAGAACTCGGAATCAGTTTCACCAACAATCTCTTCATGTGTATTAGAGGTATCATTCTTCTTGTCGTGAACAACAAGTTTGACAACTCCAGCTTCACCAATAACAGACAGGTCAGGAACCTGATAGATTGCTGCTGCTTTCATCAAAGTACCAAGAACCTGAGTGTCAAGTTCAAAGCATACATCCTCAGAAGGAAGAGTGATGGATTTCTCAGGTGGGCTGACAATCACGTTGGGATCAGCAAAGAAGAAACGATTACGCTTCTTGCCTTCACGAATCAAGAGATATTCGTTGTTGCTGAAGTCCAATTCAGGATTGACGTGAAGAGAAGAGATGGCATTCAGGAACTGGTTCAGGTCATAGATACCAAAGTCCTTAGGAAACTCTTCAGGGACTTTTGCTTCTGCGAGAATATTCTTCATCACAGAAATGGTGCGAATACAATCACCTTCCTTAATCAGAATAGATTGATTGATGGAAGAGAAGTTCTTGAGCAGGTTAATAGTTTTATCAGATAGTTTCATAATCACTGGTTGTAGGTTTCACGTTGAGCGTTCTTGTCGTTGAAATGCATCAGAAGCACAGCATAGTGCAGAATCTTCATAATGTCACGACGTGCAGTGCCTTTCTTATCATAACGAGAGGCATACTTGAGGATATTACTACGGCAGAAGGATTCTCCATCACCACAAGCTTCAATCAGATCAAGTGTTTGGACAGCATCATCACCAGCAGAATAATGCTGATTGTATGTTGTAGAAATATAGTCAGTCAGTTCTTTGATAATCCGCTCTTCACTATACTTAAAGCGATTAGGATTCTTGCTAGTAGTCATATCAAGGTCAAAAGAAATAGTATCAGTACCATAGGTTCCAAAAAAATCCATTGGAACCGCTTGTGCTGCTTGGAAAGAGATAGTGTCTGTTCCCTCTCCACCGTAGATTACAGTGTCACCACCAAGGGTAATTGTATCATTGATACTGGTGGTAAAGGCAATTGTATCTTGAGCAGCAACACCAGGGTTACCTGTTACACTGAATCCATCTTCTGCCCAGTAGTCTTGATTAGTCATGTTCAAATCATCAAATAAAAGGATCAAGAGTTTGTTGTTATTATATCAGAGAATCTCTGATTGGTCAATGGGAGAAAATTCTTTCATTGCATCTTCGTCAAGTGTGGGAAGATTGAATTCTGCATCAACTTTATCATACAGTTCCAGGAATGCTTGCTTGGTTTCATCATCAAAACGATTCACACAGACCTGAATAGCCTTTGCCTTATCACCAAAGATGTTGAATGCTTTGGCGATATGAACCAGACGACGAGTGGAGATAACTTCATCAATGCCACCATCATAGAAGGTCTTGCGGATGATGTCTGCCCAGTCTGCCAGACGCTTGCAGAAGTCAGCATCATCACAGAGACCAGAGAGAATCTTCTCTTCAGTCTTGGCAGTCGGATACTCCTGCTCAAAAGTCACAGGGAACCGCTCAAGGAAGGCTTCGTTGAGCACATTAGTTCCAATGAATCGTCCGTCATCGGAACCTTTGCCTTTGGTGTTAGCAGTGGCGAATACGTTGAAGCCTTCTGAGGGCGTAATGAACTTGCCAATCTTCTTGAGGAAAACTCCTTTCCCTTCAAGAATCGACTGAAGACAGAGAATTTTGTTTGAGGCAAGATCGATTTCGTCAAGGAGCAATACTGCTCCTCGTTGGAGTGCTTCAATGACTGGGCCATTGTGCCAGACGGTTTCACCATTAATAAGACGGAAACCGCCAATAAGATCATCTTCATCAGTTTCGATAGTGATGTTTACACGGATGAGTTCTCGGCCGAGTTGGGCACATGCTTGCTCAACAGAGAACGTTTTACCGTTTCCAGAAAGACCAGTGATGAACGTTGGATAGAATACACGGGACTTAATAATTTTTTTAATATCACTGAAATTGCCAAACTGGATGAAGGAATCATCTTTCTGAGGGATAAGGTTTTGCTCAACAGCAGGAATTGCTGCAGGTGCATTATAAGTTACTTCAAGTTCTTCCACAGTATCTTGTGTTACTTCCAGGTTCCACTTACCGCGACCAACTTTATAGTCAGTCAATTTGTTGGTGACAGTCTGATAGTTAGAATCATTCATAGCACACCAGGCACGAATGTCGGCGGCAGTCACAGACTCCCCATACACTGCCTGGAGAGAAGTGCGGATGTAGTCAGCGGACAGAGGCATTTGTCTTTTTTTGAACTGAAGTTATTATAGGGCAGAGTGAGGCAGAGTCGGGGGCAGAGTGGTCAGTTGTTAGATTGACCATACTTGTATCGGATTGCTTGAAGTAGATATGCCTGAGAAAGGGACTTGGGCCCGTTCTCAAGAATATCAATCACCTTGGGGTCTTTTTCTGATGCTCTTGCAATTTCTTTCCAGTTTTCTTTATAAGTCATGCAATCAACTCCACAAACTCCCCAAGAACTTTCTTATTTAGTTTTTTGGTCTTAAGAGACTTCATAAAAGCACTCTTGATTTGAGTTTTAGTTGCATCTTCCTTAACCTCAAATTCAGTTTCATTAGAAAGAGAGACAGAAGAAAGACCGAAATACTTAGAAAAACCACGAATAGTTACAGACACGGCTCTTTCCTTTTTCCATTCTTTCTGAAGGTCATTAAGTTCAGAATAAGGAACACTACGACGCATCCAAGCATTTGCATCACGGCTCTCAAGAATGCGAATGCCAATCACATTAATATCAGGGAAACGGTCACAAAGGTTTTCAACCATCATACCGTTGAATTCATACCACTCACAAGGAATCTTGTATGTCTTACCAATCTTACGGTCACGAAGATAACAAAGATCATTGAGACGAATTTTGCCCATAATTTCACAATCCCGACGCTCAACCAACTTGTGACGGGCAAGGTGATTTGCCTCACCATCAGTCAAAATCACACAATTAACCTTCTCCAGATTATTTTTTTTCTTGAAGTCGGGGATAATTTTATGAAGTGCAATAATAGATTCATTCAAAGGGGTGCCAGAGAATCCCAAACGAGGAGGTGTCATAAAATCACCAGAGTAAGAATAATGACAGGCAGAATAAGAAATCCTCCAAATGTTTTTCATCTGATTATCAAGTTCTTTAGTGGAAGTTTCATTGTTAAAGAACTCCATCATAGAGAACCTACTATCAACATATAGGTATCCTTCTTTTGCCTCATAGTGAGAGGGATTCTCGCAAATGTATCCTTTGTCATCAAATTTTACATTATACTCTCCAGTAAAAGCAAACACTTTAAAAGGAATAGCAACTTTCTTACAGAACCAAATCAGATTATACAGTTGCTTTAAAGTGTCTTCAATGACATTTACCATAGAACCAGACCAGTCAAGAACAAAAACCAGGCCGTGATTCTTGCCGTCAGGAATCACACTGACTTTTTTGAACAAGTCTTCATTGTATTTGTAAGTATGGAGTTTAGTGCAATCAAGGACTCCAGTCCGAGATACAGTAGAACGATGATAAGCACTAGCAGACTTTCTACACTCGAATTCTTTGACGAGGTAGTTGACTTCTTTCTGTGCGGACTTTTTGAATTTGGCATAAGAGTCATCAGCACTTTGATAAGGTGATTTACTTACACCATCCAATCCAATACGGTCTTTATGATATAGAGCGAAGAAATCATTGATATATTCCGAAACCTCCTTATTAGAATTGACGATGGTCTTTAGATTAACATCAGGAATCTCAACATATTCATTAGCCTTAGAGTCACTAGAAATTAGGTTCTCAAGATTACTGGAGAGACTGGAGTCAGTCTTGACTTCATCATCTTGTTCCGTCTCATCATCTTCAGTAGGAAATTCCTGAGTTGTTTCTGGAGACCCACCACCATTAAACCCACCTTCAGAATCATCCATCTCTGGTTGTTCTGTGGTATCTGATTGACTCTGACTTTCTTCTTGACCACCGCCTTGCTCCTGTTGAGGAGTCTCTATATTAGCAATTTTCTCCTGTTCCTTTTGTTGCTTATGGAGTTGATGCATTGCCCGTGCAGCTTCCTGTGCATCCACGAAAGTTTCTGCATTGGCAATCATATCAACAACCACTTGCTCCTCTTCAGTAAAAGAAACAGGGATGAATGAACCAATCTTGAAGTGAAGATTCACACGATCGGCAAGAGACATAGAGTTGACATCTTCGCCATCCAATTCAAAAAAGTCATCTTTATGAAACTGCTGATATCCACGATAGAAAGTCTTGGCAAGTCCCATAAACTTGCGCTTCATCAGTTTCTCAATACGTGCGTCCTCAGTTACATTCACATATTGATGAGGAATATCATCAGCAGGATCTTCGTTAGGAGTAAAGAGCGCATGGCCAACTTCGTGTGCTACCAGCAAGTCATACACATTATTGTCTGCCTTGTCCCAGATAGGCAGAGTCAGAACACGGGAATCCACATTGAAGGAAGCAGTGCGGACTTCCTTGTTCTCAATGATAAGGTCTTCGGTAGCAAGCAGTTTAGCAAGTTGCCCCTTGATCTCTAGATTGATTCCCATTGGAGTTCCTTTCGTATGGAGCCATAATACGACGAAAGGTCGCCCTTTGGACGACCCATGTGACGCTTTTTAAAATGGCGCAGTGCTTCTCGCCTGGCCCTCATTGCTTGTGGTTTAAGTTTTCTCTTCTGTTGTTTTTTGCTGTGGTGTTGCCAGTTTGGTCTTTGCATTGAGATACCTGTCTGATGCAGGGTCAGTGATTAACGTCATACCAGACTGCCTGAATTCTTCTCCTATGTCAACTGGACGGCGAATTTGTTTTTTCATTTGAGATACTAGAGAAACCTTTGATTTTTTCAAATCTCAAGACGTTGTGGAAACTATCTTCAAGACCAGTCTTGTGTGAGATAACAAAAATGTTTGCGTCTTGAATAACGTATCTGATAATTTTGAGAAACTCTTGAGTTCCCAATCCATCTAGAGAACTGTCAAACACTTCATCCATGATAAGAAGATTGGTGTTGACTGAGTTCTTCATTCTAGCAACTTCCCGCCAAGTAAACAAGAGTGCTAGGTCAATTCTCATCTTTTCGCCTTCAGAGAAGGATGAGTATGAGAAGTTATCATGAATTGGGGACTGGACGGTTTCGTTAAATTCCTCATCAAGTGTGAAGTTAATGTAGAAGTCCATCATTTGAAGATAACGATTGACTTGCTGATTTATCAGCGGTAGATACTTCTTAATGATTTTGGATTTGACGCCACCGTCTTTAAGTAAACTATACGAAAAATCGTAATAGTTAATCGTGTCCTTACGTTGAGCGAGTTCGTCGTATGTAGTTTTTAGGTTTTCCTGGAAGGAAGCTAACTTGTCATCTTCAACATTTCTATTTGCAAGTTGGTCGGTAATTCTTTGAATTTCCGATTCCAGATCTCTGATTTGTCGCTGACATCCAGAAATCCGAGCATTGTTTTTAGAAATATCATTATTGAGGTTTGTAATCTCCTTCGATAGGGCAGTGAATTGACGCTCTCGCTCTTCCTCCTTATTAATTGCGTCCTCCAGTTCTTTATAACCAGATTGCAACTCTTTTGCTTTATTTTGAGCGTCGGTAATTCTATTTATTCTGAAGGTCTCCTCAATGTCTTGATTGCATGTAGGACAAACCGTATTCTCTGTAAAAAATTTATGCTCCTTAGTAATTGTTGACACTTTGTTAGAAATCTTACCCTTAAGATTTCCAAGTTTACGTAACTTTTCAGTAGCTCCTGTCAAAACTTCAAGACGTTGCTCTACCGATTGCACCTCCCAATTGATGCCTTCATTAGCATTTATTAGGTCATTCTCTTCACTTAAGAGACCTTGAATCTTATCTTCTTTCTCTTTGATATTTTCTTTACCACGATTTTCAAGTTCTTCAATAAACTCTTTTTGCATCTGAACTTTATCATTCAGAGTTTCTTTTTTTAATTCTAAAACCTTCAAGTCTTCTTTCAAAGTGCGAATCTTTTCTTTGATCACAATCCCCATTGAAGAAAAGATTTTGATATCCAAAAGATCTTCAATCACATCTCTGCGATTCTGTGCAGAGAGTTGCATGAAAGGAACAAAGGTGCTGCTACCCAGAATCACAATCTGAGTGAATGACTTATAGTTCATCTTGAGAACATTTTTCTCAAGCCATTTTTGTTGGTCTAATGCTGCTGCATCCTGATCCAAAGGTTTATCGTTGCGATAAATTTCAAATAGATTTGGTTTGATTCCTCTGACTACTTTCCATTGAATATTATTAACCGAAAACTCAACCTCAACACGACAGTCCTTCTCATTCACAGAGTTGGGTAACTGTGGTTTATTAATCTTACGGAATGGTTTTCCATATAGCGAGAATGTAAGTGCATCAAGAACCGTACTCTTACCAGCTCCATTGGAGCCAATAATCAAAGTCGTTGAAGCATCCTCAAAGTCAATTTCTGTATATTGATTTCCAGTAGATAGAAAATTCTTCCATTTAATTTTATGAAACGTAATCATTCTGAGGTAGGGGGAATCACAATATCGTTGGGGGTGATGATCGTATATTTGTACCCATGCATTTCGCAGGTTTTGATCATCAGTTCATCATCTATTTCAAGAATATGCATTTCGGAAGAACCTTCTTCCTCTAACATCATAGCATATCTTGTGGCATCATCTTCATCTTCAAAGATATAAAGTACATCTTCTTCATACTCATTCTTTACTGAGTATGCACCATCAGTTTCCCTTCCATAAATTGTAAGTATATACATCAGACCATCTCACATGCCTCTTTGTAAATCTCACTCATCATCCTAGTGATTTCAGATTTGTCGAGATCAACTTCAGATTCTTGAATATACCTATTTAAGATTGAAAGAGTGTCTTCACCTTCAATCTCTTCACAGTCTGATTCCTGAAACCATCCACCAAAATCATAGTTTTCAATAACCTTAAGATCTGCAACTCCAATATCATAAAGTTTATCTAAAAACTTTTCAAACTTTTTAGTGTCAGACTTCTTGCGAACAACAACCTTTACAATTTTATTTTCATAAGGACGTGCATCAAATGTTTGATGATTATCATCCTCGTAGTAAATATTATGAAAAATTTGGAAAGGATTATCTATCGAAACATGTTCAAGAGTTTCTGTATCAAAGATGGTGAATCCTCTCCGATCACCAACATCTGTCCAGTAGATTTCGTATGGGTTTCCCAAGTAATAGATCCGTCCATTATCCGATCTAGTGTGGTAGTGACCGCTGAAGACCTTTTTGAACTTTGAATATAGCTCGCCATCATGACCATGCTCCATGACGATTTGTTTATTAACTCTAAATCCTTGGAGCTCAAGGTGCCCCATCGCGCAGTCGCAAGTTGTCTTTTCAATAAGTTGATAAGTTTCTTTCTCATTTTCTTGATTAATCCAGGGAATGAATAGTACATCTAAACCACCAACTGTTACCTCAGTAGGTTTTGAATATACAGTGACATTATCATACTCACGAAGTAACAAGTCTACAGCATTAACTTCGTTTGTATTTTTATAATATGCTGTGTGATTACCAACAATAGTATGGACTTTAACTCCCATTTCTTTTAGACGATCATAGTAATGATCTTTTGCCCAAGCCAATGCAGAGAAATCAATTCCTTTACGACTATCAAAGGTATCACCCATATCAATGACTGTGGTAATACCTTCTGCCTCTAGGGAAGGAAAGAATACTTCTTCGTAGAATTTGAGGAAGTAATCGTGAAATAGTTTGGAGTTTTTACGGGCACCGAAGTGTTGATCCGTAATGATAGCAACTTTCATCCGTACCGCAGTTTACTATGGACAGCATCTTTGATGCTATTATAGTCCGAATAGTTGTTGCCGTCAATAGTGTTGTTATCGTCAAACACCTGGTCAAAGCCAGTCTTTTCAAGAATTTTGTTTTTAATCTCTAGTTGCTTCTTCTCTTTCTGAATTCGACGTAGAAAGGCATAGTGGATAATTTGCGTGAAATAAGCAAATGGATTCTGAGACTTTTCTGGGTCAAAGTTATGAATATATTGTACACAGTTTTCAATACCATCACAAATCATATCATCCTTGAACATATAGTTCACGAAGTTTGGTTTGAATGATAAATGAGTAGCAATCTTCAGGAAGCATTCCCCAAGGTAGTTGGTAATCTGTGGTTTACCTTCCCAACGCTTTGCTCTTTCTGATTTGTCTTGTTCTGTTAGGTCTTTTCCAAAAGTCTCTAAGTAAGATCTTTCCACTCTAGATCTATAATTAATAAGTGCTTCTAAAAGTTCTTTATTATTGACATAGTGTTCTGACCTTTTTCTTTTGGCCATAGGTGCTTTAATCATAAGTTTATATGTTCTACTATGTAGACATTATATCACTTTTTAATATACTTGACAAGTTCTCTATATCTGTGTAGACTGGGCTTGTCCCGGTTAGAAGGGAAGCTTAGCTACTATTGAGTATCTTTAACTTCTTTGTTGTAAATCTTCTCTAGTACTTCTTTAGCATCAGCAACGGATGAGATATAGCCCATTTCTCTTTGACTGAGTTTATATCTATTGGATTCATC